CAAGAAGCAAGTATAAAACAACAGTTAGCCGAATCAGAAGACAGGGCTTTAGAAGAACTCAAAACGAATTCTGATACGATTGGTTTTGCTGATAAAACACCCGAAGAGCAACAAAAGATTATAGACAAGGAAAAGCAAAAACTAGATTATGCCTCCATTCAAGAAGGGGATAAAGTAAGACAAGGAACTTACGGTAGAGCCGTTGGAAATGTCCAGAAGGAATTGATGAGAGCATATGGAAACGCCATTATTGAAAATGCCTCAGTTCAAGAAATTTTAACTGGATTAGAAAAACTACCAGGTGCTTCTATTGTTGGAGAGTTTTTTGCTTCTTTTGATTGTCCAAAATATTCTTTCGCTTATCCTCCAATAGACGAGTTTTTGGGAACATTTACACTTGGTGCTTGCGGCAAAGGAAAAACAAGACCGTTTTCTTTACCGCAATTAAAACAACTCCCTGATTTGTATGATGTTTGGGGAAGTTTTAAAGACGCATTTATGTTTGCGTTCAAAAAAACAACTTCTCAAATTGTTTCCGCTTTGATGTTAAAATCGATACAAGCACTTGAAGCGGGAATCTGTGAAGCATTAACTTTTTCTAGCGAACTTACACAAGATTTATATTTTGCCTCTCGAAGTGGTGGAAGATTTGATCGCTCAATCACAGAGATACTTTCTGATGCTGTTTGTGGAGACCAATTAGATAGCGACGAGAAAGATAAAAGTGTAGATAAATTGTTTTCTTTAAGTGGTGCCCCAAAGAGAGGAACAACAACACCAAAAGAAGTTCTTGAAACACTATCCACTCTTGGATCAGAACAAGATTATTTAAAAGCAATGACGGGACAAGCGGATCCAAACTTTCTTGAAAACGTATCAAGAACAATAGGGATAGTACACCCAGACTATGCCTCAACGCTTGGAACCTCAAATGGCTTAGATAGTGTGCTGCAATCAGCCGGTAACTATCTATCAGAAGAACAAAGAGAAAGAGCCGCTGCAATCGCTGCTGATCCGCAACAATTCTTTCCATTAGATCCAAGCATTTGTTTGACAAATGACCAAGCAAAAGAATACTATAATAATTTGAAAGTAATTTATGCTAATCAAATTGGGGATCCAAATATTGCTAATGATTTTGTTGATAATCAAAGAGACCGAGCAAGATCCGATTTAGCAGATCTCGCAGATATACTTGCAAAAGGACCAGAGGGTATTCTACAAGACGAAATAGACAACTTGTTTGCCCCTCCTGATCCCGATTGTTCAGTTGACAAGTCTTTATTGAAGACACCAGAAGAATTAGAAAAACAAAAAGAACAACTAGCAAAAGGTGCTTTCGCTCGTCTTCAAAAGGCTTTCATTGACGATACAGTAGAAGAGAACCCTTTTGAATTTACTGATTCAATTGGAATCTTATTGATGATAACAGCAGATTCAATTGGATACAATTATGCTAAACATATGAGAGTAAGAAACAACTTATTTTTCAGATTACTTTGTGTTATTGGTCTTTTTGATAATGAGGCACCCTTCCCAGAAACTGTTGGTGCTCAAATGAGAGCTAAACTCCTTAATTCCAATTTGTTTTACGGTCAGGATTTAAAAGTATTTCTTGATTATGAGAATGGATTACAGTATTCAGATAGATATATCACAAAACTTATTTTAGAAGATTCTTACCCTGTTGAAGTTCAAGGACAACAATATCACAATAATAATTTTAATTATAGTTTTTCTATGGGACAAGGCACTTATACTGTTCCTCCAATGAAAGATATTATTGTTGAAAATATAAACACACCCAGCGAAACACAGTTTATAAGTGAGTTTGTCCCATCAAACACAGAACTATCTTATGACCCCACACCAGGTAACTTGAGCAATAATTATAAAAACTATATTCTTAAAAATTACTTGGAATCTAAACTTACAGTTATTTCTGATACTCTTGATCTTCCAATAGAAGAAATAGGAAATATTGTTAGAAATATTAATAACATATTATTTGGTGATTTTAAAAACAGTATTTTGAGCGATGAAAATGGAAACATTTCAAATGGATTTGTTCACGGCGGCTCAGACCAGAAACTCATAACAGTTGACGATTTAACTTATGTAAATCCTCTCCCTGGTGCGACAGATTATACATATGACGAAGACGAAGCCGTCTTGGGAAGAAGTTTAACGAACAACCCAAGAGTTAAATTCTTAGATCCCTTAAAGCACGGAGGAACCTATGAGACACCAAACATTTATATAGAGCCCGACTTACCCCGTGGGTGGCTTGCTTTTAGTAAAATATTAGTCCCAAATATTGATGGCTGCAATCCAAGGGCTACTAATTTTCTTCAATTAGAACAATTGGAAAACGAAATGGCTACAAAAGAAGATAAGATAAAGCCAAGTGAAAAGTTATCACAATCTCCTGAATGTGTTGATGAAATACCTTTTGAAAAAATAGCCTCACCAGCAACTCTCGCTGCATTGGAACAATCAATCACTGCAACAATAAGAGTATATTTAACACATTTTATTATTAATTCTTTTGGGATTCATGGCAATTTGGCTTTAAATAATAACAATTATGAAGAATTAATTTATGAATACATAGTTTCTAAAATGGAGCAAGGTTTATCAAATGAAAGAAGTTTCTTTGCTTCAACTTATGAAGGTTACACATACTGGCTATTATTTTTAGAACAATGTGCTCAAGTTTATAATAGAAAAATAAAACTTGGAGAAATGACTGTTGATGCGGAAACAGAAGTAGCAATGGAAACAATAAACAATGCTCAGATAGCATATGTGAAGCCCTCAAGAGATACCGGTGCTTTATTTGATAATGCTTTTAAAATACAGATTTCTCCTCCCCCTCAAAATGTATCAGAGTTTTTAAATGCTGCTAGAAATGACTTTGACGATGTATATGCATACCCAGCAGTTGGCGGCTATTTAATCTCTAGAAACACAAAAGATTGGAATAAAACTCTTAAAACTGGCTTTTTTCAAACAATTGCCGATGACTTTGGAGACGAGCAAGACAAAATAACAATAATGTTTGGCGGTGGATTTAGATTTTGGACCCAAGCACAAATGAACTTTTCTGCAAAAATAGCAACAATAGCAGAGAACGAAGAGTCTTGTAAAGTGTTTTTGAAGAGACTAATCAGAGAACAGGTTCAGTTTTACTCTACAAAATTGGCTTCCGAATTAAACCCAAGACCTTTGATTTATGACATTAATAAATTCTTTATCGGAGGTTCTAAAGTACTTTATGGAAATAATATTAGAGCCGGTATATACGATGTTGAGGTTCCCATTGGTGGGACTTCTGGTATAGATCAAACTACACAATCTTCAACAGAATATTATGGAACCATAAATCATTGTGCCCAAGATGATGGAGTCAACCGACTTCTTGAGAATTCTTTATCCTCTCAAGAAAAACAAAACATCAAACAATCGGGTGGACTTTATTTGGAAAAATATTTAAGGGCTGTTCCAAAAATACCAGAATCCACAAGTATATTGGGCTTAACAGTTGCGCAAACACCGGGACAAATTGCTGAAGCAACCGCTGTTTCAAGACCAGATAATCTTCCTTCTGGGATCCAAAATATACAAGAATTTATTGATTTCCTAAATACACAGGAAATACCGGACGATGTTAATATTTCTGATTGGTTTGGCGATGCTAAAATTTCTTCTGAAGTCGAAGAGGGTTATACTGGATCAATTGGAATCAAGTTTGGAGTCAGGCTTGTTTATATAGCACCAGAAGAACTCATAAATAATATTAATTTATTAACAAGATCAGATTTATCAGAAATAATGGAGAAATCAAAACAAGAAAGAACTTTTGCTATCAATATGCCAAGTGTTGGTCGATGTTTGCATTTCCCCCTTGCAACATATGAAAAGGATATTATTGATGTAAAACTATCTTCGTTAAAAACAGCAACAGAAGATTTCAATCAAGATCTAAAATGTTTTATCGATGGACTTGCACAATCTGAAGAGTATAATTTAATTCTTAACAAGATATTGAATGTTAAAAAAATAGGATCAGCCCTTGCTTGTTATTCTGATTTAAATTTCGTTCCATCGATTGGCTTAGGACAAGGAGAACGAAGAGAACCAGATATATCTGTATTTGCTGATTTGTTTGGAGGTGATATTGATTTACCAGACGCAGACGATCGTTCGGACTTTTTCAATGATTCAAGAAGTGAGTGTAGAAAGATTTTTGTATCAAATTATAAAAGAAATGATTTTGACCCTCCAAACGAAGAAGAAGAAATTGATGAATTATCATTAGTAGCACAAAAAGCCCTTGCAAAGTCATATGCCGCTACAGCACTCACCGAGGAAGTATCTTGGTTGACCAGAAGAAGAATAAAACCAAATAAACCAACAGATAAAGAAGGCAAAGAGTGTCAAAATCAGTTCGGTGGATTATTTAATATAAAAAGATAGAGGATAAATAAATGCCAAAAGAAACACCAGGTGTATCGTTTCCATTAGAAATCACCGAAGATAATGCAGGGTATAAACTAGCAGATCTTCAAGAAACGGTGAGATTTAATCTAAAAAACATCATTTTAACAAACCCTGGTGAAAGAATAATGATACCTGATTTTGGCGTTGGTATTATGAATTTGTTGTTTGAACAAGGTTCTTTTGAGTTAATAAATGATGCACAACAAAGAATAGTAGAACAAATAGCCACATATGCACCTTACATAACAATTATAAGACTGTCTATTAGACCAATAGATGACATAAGCATAAACATTAAATTGAACTATGAAATTGAATTTGCACAAATTGTGGATTCTATTGACTTAGATATAACAAATATTTAACTAGAAATCTATTTATTGTGAATTACGGAGTTCCACATTAATGCCGAAAAGTAAAAATATTAATATAAACTACACCAGTAGAGAGTTTGCCTCGATAAAACAAGATCTGGTGGACTATGCTAAAAGGTATTATCCTGAGTCTTATAAAGACTTTACGGATGCTTCTTTTGGGTCAATGATTTTAGATAGTGTTGCATATGTTGGTGATGTTTTATCTTATTATGTAGATTACAGTGTAAATGAAAGTTTTTTAGACACGGCTATAGAATTTGATAATGTTAGAAAACACGCAAGAGCTTTAGGGTACAACTATACAGGGATACCCTCGTCATATGGAGTCATCACAGCATATGTGCTATGCCCAGCAAACGCCGAAGGAACCGCACCAGATTTAACTTTTTTACCAACTTTGAAAAGAGGTTCGGTTTTTTCAACAGGCAATGGTGTGAATTTTGCTTTAACAGAAGATATAGTATTTAATGATGCTAAAAATGAATTTGTAGCTGCCCGATTTAATGAAACAACAGGAGCCACTACCTTTTTTGCAGTAAAGGCAAATGGTATGATACAATCTGGATTGATATTTTCAACTGAAGTGGAAGTGGAATCTGTTTTTGAAAGATTCAAGAGAATTAGAATCGGCGACTCAACAATAAGCGAAGTGCAAAGTGTATTTGATTCTGAGGGTAATCAATATTATGAAGTCGATAACCTAGCACAAGAAGTAATCTTTATAGAAACAACAAACCAAAATGCTATAGCAGACGGAGTGAGATCAATAATTAAACCATTTGTAGCTACTAGAAGATTTGTTACACAAAGAGATGACGAAGGAACATACATTCAGTTTGGTTTCGGCTCTGAGGGTGAAGACGCTACTGGGTTAACCGATCCTTCTAAAATAGCTTTGAACTTACACGGTAAAAGAACAATATCAGAAAACTCTTTTGACCCAACAAAACTGATATCAACCAATAAACTCGGAATTTCTCCCTCTAATACAACTTTAACTATTGCATATAGATCCAATGATCAGGTCGGAAGCAGTGTTGGAACAAATAGTGTTTCTATAGTGTCGCAAAGTGAATTGGTTTTTGATGTTGACGCTGATTTAGACCAAGACAAGAAAAACACTGTATCCAATTCTTTAGAAATAACAAATGAATTGCCGATAACTTCTGTAAATGCAGACATAACATTGGAAGAATTAAAGCAGAGAGCAATAGCTTCTTATTCCGCTCAAAATCGTGCCGTCTCAAAACAAGATTATGAATCATTAGTTTACAACATGCCTGCTAAATTTGGCGCAATTAAAAGAGCGAACATTGTTAATGACCCCTCTTCAACAAACAGAAGATTATCTTTATATGTTGTTTCAGAAGATTCACAAGGAAAGTTGGCCGCTACCAACAGCGTTACAAAAAATAATTTAAAAAATTGGCTCACTTCATATAAAATGCTTAATGATGTTGTGGATATCATGGATGTAAAAGTAATCAATTTTTCGGTTGATTTTGTAGCTCAAATAGATAAAAGATTTGACACTGATTCTGTGTTAGCAGAGTGTATAGAAGACTTAAAAACATATTTCAAAGAAGTGTCTTATGTTGGGGAGCCAATATATATAACAAGAATATATCAAAGATTAAATGACATTGATGGCGTAACAAGCGTAAAAGACGTAGTTTTGGAAAATATAACTGGCGGAAATTATTCTTCATCGGCTTTAAATTTTCGTGATGCATTATCACGCGACGGAACTTTTATAAAAATGCCGCAAAACGTTATTGCTGAATTAAAATACCCCGACTTAGATATTAAAGGAACTGTTAAATAATGGCTATTAAAAGATACACAGCGAATGCAGACAACTCTATAACAAATGCATTTGAATCAAATTTGCAAACTAGAGGAACCGGATCAAATGCTGGTGCCGCTGATGTTTTGGAGACATTTTCAATTTATGGTCAAGAATCTTCTGGATCTTCTGAATTATCCAGAATTTTAGTTCAATTCCCAATTTCAGATATTTCCTCTGATAGAACAGCAGGAACCATACCGGCTTCTGGTAGTGTTAATTTCTTCTTAAATTTATATAATGCTCCACACTCCACGACTTTACCAAGAGACTTTAAATTAACTGTTAATGCTATCAATGGAGTTTGGGAAGAGGGCTATGGTTTAGATTTGGACAATTATACAGATTTAACTTATGACAAAATAGGGTCAAATTGGATAAGAAAAGCAGGTAGCACCTCTTGGACTACCGCTGGCGGAGATATTTATACAGACTCTAGTTCTTCTTTTGAACAATCGTTTCCTATTGGGACTGAAGATTTATCTGTTGATATCACAACGCTCGTCGAACAGTGGATTAATAGTGGCGGCAATGTTCTTGGATCAAAAACCAACAATGGCGTTTTAGTAAAACTATCAGCTTCTTATGAAGCAACAAGCTCAACAAACCTTGAAGGAGCGGTTGTATCCTATTACACTAAGCAATTCTTCGCAAGAGGTAGTGAATTCTTTTTTAAAAAACCAACTCTTGAAGCAAGGTGGGATTCTACTTTAAAAGATCAACGTGGAACTTTCTTTTTTAGTTCATCGCTTGCCCCTGCTGCTGATAATTTGAACACAGTCTTTTTATATAATTATGTTAGAGGTAGGTTGAAAGATATACCAAGTATTGGAACAGATAGTATATATGTTAGCCTCTATTCTGGTTCTTCGGATAATACCACTCCAACCGGTCATCCATTAAGTTTAGTCGCAGATGGAACACATGTTAGCAGTGACAATCAATTTGCTGCAACAGGGAGTCATGTTTCAACCGGTATATATAAGTGTTCTTTAGCCACCACAGGCTCCTCAGATTTGGAAACAGTTTATGATGTTTGGTTTAGCGGATCTGATGCCATAGCAAATGCCTCATCTGCATCAATTCAGTTCCACACAGGAACAATAGAGCCAATCACTTTGGAAGCTTCAAACATCAATCCAAATGGGAAATATGTTGTTTCAATGCCTTATCTTAAAGAATCATATTCTAACGCAGAAACAGAAAGATTTAAGCTGTATGTGAGAGACAAGAATTGGTGCCCAAATATTTATACAAAAGCACAAGCAAATGTCCCAACCTTAATTATTGAAAGTGCTTCATATCAAGTGATTAGAACAATTGATCAAAAGATTGTTATTCCTTATGGCACTGGCTCAAGCGATAACAACTACTCTATGTTGTCTTATGATGTTTCTGGTAATTATTTTGATCTTGACTTAACCATGCTTGAAGCAGGATACACTTACGCATTTCAGTATAGTTTTTACGAAGATTCGGTCTCCTCTTATAGAGAGCAGCCATATTTGTTCAAGTTCAGAGTAGAAAAAGATGAGTATTAAAGACCTTTTTAACAAATCAGCAACTTTTGAAAATGCAACAACCGGTAGTTCCGCTGTTGAATCATTTGATTTTATTAACACAAAAATTGTTCAAAATGAAACCTTTCAACCAAGTGTTGATTTTGCAACGGCTTCCAACTTTGCTAAATACGGTTCTGCTTATGAATATTATACTCAAACAATAGAAAGGATTTACGGAGATTATCCGTATGATGGGTCCGAGAAAGAAAAAATATTGTTTGAATTGTCCTCGTCATATCTTGATAAGTGGGTTTTTGATAACAAATATCCAAAGACAACGGGATATGTTAATTTTTCTTATGGAGGGTGGGGAACCGCTGCTTCTATAACCGATGGATATGGGCTCCCTAATGCCGTAGCAGATTACGAATATATTTATTCTCGCGGTGGAATGCACACAGCTTCTGCTGGAATGGAAGGTAAGCCATTACGAGAAACATTTGATAAATCAGTTGTTTATGATTCTACAAAAAATAGAACTATCACTTATGATATTAACGGCTCCGAAGGAGTCACGATTGAATTTTGGCTTAAAAAGAGTGCCTTCGATATTGCAAAAACAGAGAAAGAAGTTATTCTTGACCTTTGGAATGGAGAATTATCTTCATCGGCTGATTATGGTCGCTTAACTCTCAATCTTACAAGTTCGCCCGGTGCTGGCGCAGGCTCAAATCAACCATTTAGAATTACCCTACAATCGGGCTCTACGGGAGTTTTTGAGCAACTTATTGGCTCGTCTAATATCACTACCGGATCGCTCGCAAACTGGTCACATTATGCTCTAAGCCTTGTTTCTGCCTCTTCTGGGATCACTTCTCGGCTATATCAAAATGGTAATTTAGACGACGAGAGAACATTGGGAACAACAGGATTCGGTGACTTCTCAGGATTGGTTAACGGATATATTGGAGCTTTACAGGCTTCTCCTTCCTCCAGTGTCGGTGCTCTTACAATAAATCAATTAAAGTTCGCTGGTAAACTTTCTGCTTCTCTTGATGATTTCCGCTTTTGGAAAACTCGGAGAACCTCAGAAGAAATTCACAACAATTGGTATCGCGGCATCGGTGGAGGAACCAACACAGACGATGCAAATGTAAAACTTGGTGTTTATTATAAATTTAATGAAGGTGTTGTTGGAGCTTCAGCGACAGACTCTGTTGTACTAGATTATTCTGGTCGAATTGCAAATGGCTCTTGGACTGGTTATTCTTCTGGTGCTCGCTCAACCGATTCTGCATTTACTGAATCAGGTCTCGTTTCCTCTGAGGTCGCCGACCCTATTATTTATAGCACACATCCTAATGTTGTTAGTATTCTTTCTGAAATGCAAACTTCTGGTTCTGATTGGGATCAAGAAAATGGAAACATGATATTCAATAGTGTTCCAAGCTGGATTCGGGAAGAAGACGAAGCGAGTAATAATAATGTTAAATATTTGTTTCAAATTATATCAAACTATTTCGACACATTACATGCACAAATTACAGAGATACCAAAGTTAAAAGAAAAGAAATATATTGAATCCGATAAAAAGCCGCTCCCATTTGCAGATAGACTGCTTACAGAGAGAGGAATAACTGTTAATAATCTTTTTGTAGATTCTAAAATTTTGGAAAGATTTGGTGATAGAGATTCTAATCAAGTTATTTATGAGAAAGACATATCAGAAGTTAAAAATCTCATTTATACTAACATTTACAACAACTTAGAACACATTTATAAATCCAAGGGAACCGAAAAATCAGTAAGAAACCTTCTTCGTAGTTTTGGTGTTGACGACGAGCTTATAAAGTTAAATATTTATACCGATGGTGGTACACACTATTTTAATGATAAAACAAAACGATCTTCTCTTAATACAAAATATATAAACTTTAATGATCCAAATTATTTCCCGTCAACCATATATCAGACTTCTTCGGTAAGTAGCACAAATACGTTTGTCTCTGGCTCTGGTACTGAAAAATTAGAAAGATATTCTGCATTTACAGCAGAAGCAGATATCATTGTTCCTTTTAAGATACCAGAGCACAAAAGTGGGTATTTTCAAACAACATTTCTATCTTCATCAATCTTTGGTTTTCACGAAGCAATTCCCACTGATGTTGATGATTATACTTGGGTTACAAGTGAAATAGCCAACTTGCAAATATACTTGGTTCGCGAAGAAAGAGAATCTAAAAATGCTAAATTTCTTATAAAAAATCAATCTGGAACAATAGAATTAACTTCTAGCATGGTATCTGACATTTATGACAATCAAAGGTGGAACCTTGCAGTTAGTGTGAGGCCCGATAAATATGAATTGGTTGGAAATATAATATCTACAACAAACCCAACATATACGATAGAATTTTATGGCGTAAATCATGATTTTGATGTTGTAAGATCCGAATTTTTATTGACTGCTAGTTTAGACTATGCTAGCGGATCTAGTTTTCTTTCTAATACAAAGAGATTTTATGTTGGTGCTCATACAACAAACTTTACTGGCGCGGTAGATCAAAGATCAGATATACAAATTGGCTCTTTTAGATTATATGAAGATTATCTAAATAAGTCAATCATACAGCAGCATAATCTCGACCCTTCAAATTACGGATCTGGTGAAGATATTAGGCCGCCTACTGCTTTTGCATATCAACTATCTGCATCTATTCCAAGTGCTGATTTATTAGCAATAAATTGGAATTTCGATACAGTCACTGGTTCTAATTCTAGTGGTGATTTTATAGTAGAAGACTTTTCGAGTGGATCAACTGATACAATTTATGGTTGGATAGACAATATTATTCGTCGCGAACATAGAGGACGAGGTGCTAATTTTGGAACAAGCAAAACTTCTTTTGTTTCCAATGAATTTATTTTCTCTCAAAAGAAAGAGCTACCAGAAATCTCTGTTATATCGGATAATGTAAATGTAAAGGGTGATAAAGAAGTATTTTTTGTAAAAGACGAAGATGTATCTGATAATTTTTATGCTCTTGAGAAAAGCATGTATCAATCAATTTCTGAAGAAATCTTAAATATGTTCTCTTCTATAACAGAATTCAGTAACCTTGTTGGAAAACCAGTAGACAAATATCGAATGGAATATAAAGACTTAAGTGTCTTGAGAAGATTGTTTTTTGAAAGAGTGAGCGGTACACCTGACCTTGACCGTTATATGGAATACTTTAAATGGATTGATACTTCAATCTCTCGTATTATAGAGGACCTGTTTCCTGTAAGTGCTCGTTTCTCCGGCGGTGTGACAAACGTTATCGATAGTCATGTTTTGGAAAGAAACAAATATCAAAATAAGTTTCCAATTACAACAAGATATGCTTCAACCGAAGGCTCGGCAAAAGGTCAAGCAGAATTAAATTATAATTGGAAAACAGGCCATGCTCCAATCGAAGGCGGAGATAATAATAATTGTTTATGGCAAAAAGAAAGAAAAGAAAGAACAGATTTATCGGATCGCGAAACAATAAGAAAATCTATCAATAAACACAGTGACTCTGAATTACCTAACTTTTTTCAAACAAACGGTTCAACTTATCAAGGCTCCGCTTATGTTTTTAGGACGCTTTCTAAGCCCTATAGGTTGGAAAAGATTTTAAAACATATAATTCATGGTGGTATAAATTATCCACCAAATAAAGATAGAAACATCATCCACAATCTTGTTGATAGGGCCGGTGCAATTAGTGATTCTGGTGTTCCTTTAAATACTTTTTTGGTAGGTTCAGGAACTGGAAAAGGTATCATTGATCCAAAACAATGTGACGATCCAGTAAGCCCTAATTTGAAAAAAAGAACAAATGTAGAAGGATATGTTGGAAAATATACAAATGATTTAGTCCACCCAAGTGGACCAAGCAGCGAAAATGATTCTTATTATTTCACATTTGGATCAGAAAAAATGCCTGTCAATATCATATCAGGTTCGGTTAATTCAGGGTATAATGCGGTTGTGGCAGAACATTTTCACAGCGAGTCGATTATAACAAATATTCATTCCGACACGACAGATTATACAAATGAAATCCCAATGCAAGGTTCATTTACTCAAAATTGGGTCGGCGGTCATCAACATCGTCATGTAGATTTGAATTATTATGATTCACTTAGGTTGTCTGATGAAACTGGACTTGCTCCTCTAAATGGTCTCCATGATGAATATACACGCGAAGAAGCATGGCAAATATTATTCAGTGAATATACTGGATCTGACGGTGCTTTTGGGTTCGTAGGGGCAGACTATGGTAGCCCATATCCCGACCCTGCAAGAAAAGGTGCAACATACTATCGAGAAGAAAGAGCAAAAAGACCAGTTAATATTAAAAATATTAAAACAAATACTGGCGGAAGTCCTTTCTTTACTCACGGAAACTACAAAGAAAATCACGAAATTGTTCAAAGCTTCGGAAAGCACGAAAACAACCTATATTTGGTCAAGAACCCAGAACAGTCTCTTTATCTACCGACTTCAATTGGCTCAATCCTACCAGAAACAACACACCCAATGTCCTTATTTGGACAAGCACCATTTGTTTCGGGGAATGTTTTTGGTGTTTATCAAAATAACAGGCAACCAGACACAGGTTCGTTAGTAGTCGTACCAACAACAGAAGTATTACACAGCGGATCTTTTATTATAGAAACAAGTTCTTCCGTTGTTGATGCAGACCGATTGAGAATCGCAAATGTTGCAGGAGCATCTGTTATAATTGAAATAGAACTTGGTGGGGGAGTAACTCCCGGTTCAAATGCTATATTAACTGGCTCCTCTAATGCTGAATTTTTTGCAAATGTTACCGGTGCTATTCAAGCAGACTCTTACTTTAATACAAATTATTCTTTTAATATCTATGCCGATGTTCCTTCTGTTGGTAAGGCGACAATAGGAATCACATCTAGCACTGGCGATTCTTTGCTTGAAATTCAAGCTTCTGGCTATACCCCTGTCCCAGACCCCGGAAACAGTTATAGAACATTTGTGGCTGTCGATGGTGGCTCCTCAACAGGTGGAGATACAAGAAGTGCCTTAGATGTAGTTAATGCCGTCATTACATCGTCGGTTACAAACACAATCATTACTTCACGATTTTCCGCACCCGGCGGTATCGAAGTAAATTCCCTCGGATACCTTGATGTTTATGCGAGAGAATACTCAGTATATAATAATTTAAATTATAGAAACTATACTGTTCGTTCTTCTGGAAGTGGCGAAGCCGGTACAATCCGAATGAACAGTCAAAACAACTATCGTGAAGGCTTACAAACACTTTTAAGAAGACACTGCGGTCAGTTTGGAGCAGATTCGCAACACGCTAATCCTGTTGCTGAAAGTTATGTCGTTGTTCCTAATTTTCATAAGATTCAAAGAAACGGAAGAAAAATACCAGCGGATAACTCAACGGTGTTATCCCCGGTCCTTACGGATAATTTTGATAATGCTTTTGTGAACTCACCAATACCCCAATCTGACTTCCAATATGGTTGGGTAACTTCCTCATTAGGTAATAATTATTCAGTTACAAGTGGAAACCAAAGAATATATGGTTATTCGCCAAGAGATGGAATTTTGAGTTCGTCAGTAATTATAGGAGGGGATTCTGGTTTTGTTCCAGCGATAAACTTCCCAACCGCTTCAGAGATTTTCGGAGAATAGAATGGCTAAATATTATCAAGATTTTGTCGGATTAAATACATTTATATATGAACCCGTGGGTTGGGATATAGTTGAAGATCTATCCGAAACACTCACAAGTGGTGCTTCTATTGATAAAGAGCAAAATATAATCGGCATACCAGAGACACTAGAATCTAATGCTGTTTTATCAAATTATAAAAATTTTATTTTTTCACATCATTTACCAACAACAGCATCATTCTTCCCCGCTCTTATGCTTCATAGAAATGGACCATATGGTTTTCCAACCTGGAGACAAATAAGAGTTGGTCAAAATCCACTTACTCGTAGACAAGTCAAAGAAAATATCTTAACAATTGTCCAAGAACCAGGACCAGAATTTACTTTTACAAGAAACAGCAAAACAAGATCACAGAAAGCAAAATATGGTCCTATTTTAAAATTTTCTGAAACTCCTGTGCTTTCAAAGTTTAAACCTGTTGTTGTTTATGGCTCTACAATCACAGAAAAAGGGACAAAAAGAGTAAGCATAGCAGCCCCACTCGGAAATGCAATTTCTCAATTTAATAATGCACAATTAAACGAAGAATTGGGTTTAGTCAATATAACCCCAGACTTGTATGAAGATGCAAAAGAACTTTATTTAAATGGAGCCCTGCTTGGAGGGAAAAGCCCTCTTGATATCTTTGAGATTATGACTTACGGAGAAACAGTTTATCCCCCACAGCTTCACACATATAAGAATTATGTGAGACAAAGAACAACATTCACATTTCCTTGGCGAGATAATAGATCAAACAGGACCCCAATTGATCAAGTTGATAATGGCTTTGGAGCAGAAGTGTCTCAAAGTGTTTGGACTATGGATGCCTATAGAAATTGGAACACTCAAGCGATTGACACTACAAACGAAAGAGCGTCTAAGTGGTATGGTTGGGACAAAAATGTTCTCGATATAATAAACCCAGGTAAAACAGATTATGGTATTTTACAAAACCAATATTCCTATGGTGCTGGAGCCCTTTCTTCTTCTACGGCATTTAACTTTTTAGATCTTTATTTAAGACCTGCTCCAATTTATAATAGAAAACACACAATCACTCCACTCTCTTCCGCAGTCAATATAAATGGAATGGAAGTTGAAGGCGTCAATAGCGGATCTTTGTTTAGCGATCTGGATGCAGATTATTCCGTCCCTTCCGGAGAGGCAAAATGGGAAGCAGGATCACAATCAGGTAAAAACCCATTTTATGATTCTTATGGAGATTTCATACAAGGACCAAGACAGCTTGGAAAAGACCATACAATCATACCAGAATTTAGAATATCAAATCATGTTTCTTTTTATGAAACAAAGTCTCCGATTGATGAAAATTTAAATATTTTTGAATTGAACGGAGGTCTATCAAGCACAACTGGCTCCAACGAAGACAATTTTTATCAAATTTATTCAAATTCTGATTTTATGAAAAACTTTGAAATGGTTCTAAACGACAACGAAAGTATGGGAGAGCCATTAAAAATAACTTTAAAATGCAAAGCAATTAAAAAGTTACTTCCTTATGAGGGTTTTTACCCACAACAGAGAACAGTGCAAATAGCCCAGCAGTTTTTTACTTCTTATAGTGCTTCTTTAGCAGCATCAGGATCAGGAACAGGAGGTTTTGCCGGTGGACCAGCAAAAATTACTTTCCAAAACATTCTTGCACCTTTATTTGCCCCAGGGATTATGTATAATTCAATCAAATCTGGTGTGGCAGTTGACTATCCTTTAATCAATGGGTCATTGAAAGAATCAGGATCAGCAAACAAAAGAGTATTTGTTTCTGGTAGCGACTACTATTGTTCTTATAGTGGTTCTCTGGCTAGCAACGAGAATAGATACTCAATAAATAATGGAGAGGGTCTAATATTTGATAAACGAATACCATTTGAAGCAATCATAAAACCAGAGACCTTACAGGGTGTTGAATTGTTTTGTAACGAACCAGATATTATTGCTAACCACTCTTCCTCAGCAACATTAAATTCTGTTGCTGGAGACAGACTATACACCTTGATGACTCATAATTTTTTATCAGAGACATCAAACTTTTTCTTACAAAATAAGAATTATACTACATTTTTCTCTAAGCCGTCAAATGAATTAAAACAGTTTGAAGCAGGCAAAGATTATATGATGCGAGTAAAGATGTATAAAACCACTTCTGATGCTCAAATATCTAATGTCTCTGGTGGTGTTGGGTCTAAATATTTTACCGCCCCGCAATATTCTGCTGACTCTACAGAGAATTTTACAATGTATTCAAGACCAACAGCATTTGGTCCTCCTTCGTTAATTGAAGCACAAGGGGTCGGATATACAGGTGGAAGTGTTGTCTTCGCCAGCGAGACTCAAATAGGTAATAAATCCAGTAAAGGGGAAAATTACCCTTTTACTCCTCCTTATTATCACGGACAAGCTTGGGCTGATATTAAATTTACGCCAACAGAAGACGGAATTTATACCGCCAAAGATATTCAAAGATCTGCCTCCATAACGTATTATAGATATGTTGATCCAAATACAGATACAGGCGAAGATATTTTTGATATTCCTGCTGGTAGTCCGAAAAAGATAGAGTCTGCTTATGCTCAAAACTACGCATATAATGCTAATGCTTTGCAATTGAGTGCCTCCGTTAACCTTCTTTCTATTGAAAGAGATCAATCTGGAGACCTTAACGAAGAGACTGCTCGCTTAGTTATTCAAAGTAAGTGGGAGTCCCCAATGTTAAACTTTGCCCACTTGTCTTCAAAAACTTCGGTCACACTTCCTCTTAACGCCTCCCAGTCGGTTCCAAGAGGAATGTGGCATCAGTATGGAAGAATAGAAGAAGACCAAGCAAAAGGTGTCTTTTTACAGATTGAGGATATTGATTCAAACTGGTTAACTAATATACTTGAAAAAGACACTGGAAATATTCGGTCATTAGCAGACCAACTTGACTTCTCAACAAAACCAAAGAGAATGGGAGAAGTCGCCAATGAAAAAGTTATTAAAGAAGCGGTGGTCGCGGTTCCATTCATTGAAGCGGAGGGACTTAGAAAATATTTCCACATACCTCGCAAAGACATAACAAATGCTATTTTATCCAACAACGGCACAGGTGATTCTGTTACAAATATGGTTAATAAAATGCGAGATTATGTATTTCCACCGAGTATGGACTTTTTAGCCACGGAATCAATTGAGCCCTTCGCGATGTATATATTTGAGTTCTCACAAACACTATCAAAACAAGACCTCGCAGACATATGGCAAGGGCTTTATCCAAGTATAACTTCAAAATTTGAAGCAGTCAGATCTGAAATTTCTCATCCATTGTTAGCACAAGAACTTCTTGGCGGCGGAGCAACGGTCCTCCAACAACCTGGTGGCAAAGTATTGGATACTAGCGATAAAGGAACACCGTTACCATCAAAAATTCGTTGGATGGTTTTCAAGGTAAAACAAAGAGCAACTACCAATTATTGGAGATCTGTAGTAGGAACAGAAGGCGATAAACTTCAAGAAGTTCCAAGAAACACTTTTAATTGGCCATATGATTTCTTTTCTCTTGTGGAATTGGCAAAACTTGATGCTGAAGTTGCCATCGGACAATTTGAACCAGGTGGTCTCAAAACATTAGTCAAACCACAGGGTAAAATAGCAGAAGCCGCTGTTCCTGTTTCTGAGGCTCTAACAGAAGAAGCACAATCGTCTGTTAGTGCTGGCGTTCCCGGCAAAGCAGGTCTCGCCGCGATAGCCACTGGTCCGACTGGTGCCCCTGCGGGTACAGCAATTGGCGTTGGTGCTACAGGTGCCGGGACACTCGGAAGTGCTGGTATTTCAGCAAACCCAAGCGACCCTTACAGCCAAGTTGCTATTTCACCAGATCAATTGGGGCTCTTATGTAGTGAATTGAGAGCATTAAGGGATGTTATTGGTCGTAGTAATATGAGTGATTTGCATCGACAGCAATTAAGTGATTGTATAAAGAGTGGATCTTGATAATGAGGAATAAACAATGACATTTTTCAATAAAAAAGAAGACGTAATAAAGATTGAGTTGACTCCGCACGGAAGACAACTTTTAATGAAGGGTGAACTCAAGCCTGAATATTATGCTTTTTTTGATGATGACATTTTATATGATACTCAAGCCGGTGGATTTTCCGAGAATAATACACAAACAAAAGTTAGAATTTTAACTGATACACCAAGCCTAAAACCACAGACAACTTTAACAGGTGTTGAAAGCAAATATTACGACCAAAACACAACAGAAGACGATAATATTTTAATATATCCTATTGGAACCAATAAGCCTTCTTCTAAAAAAGCGAATGGTTGGGAAGCAACCGCACTTTTGGGAGAATTTAGTTCTTCAAATAGTTATATTTCTTCTTCAACAAGTCCCCTTTATAATGTCCCTCAAGTAGAGTGTGAGTTGAATTTCACTATGTCTTTGGCACATTTAAGCAGAGATGCATATATTAGTATGGATTATGAATCCTCAGAAGTCGCAGAAGACGATACATTTTTAAAATTAGAAAAAGAGCAATTATTATTGCACCTATTGGAGAAAAATGGATTCTCTTATAAAGATTCTCTTTCAATAGAAGTGTTTAAATATGATTATGATGAAGTCACTTTTGATAAACTTATTTTTGCATTAGATAATCAAGAAAAAGACATTGATATTTTAAAAGAAGAGTCGCCTTTTTCCGCAGAATCAACCGTCATGGGTCTCATAGTTGACGAAAATAGTGTTGAAAACTATTTCAATATATCAAGAGATAGAGAAATACCTAATTCTGATTTATGCCAGGGTATATCAAAACTTAAAGAAAAAAATATTTACTTAGGATTGGATATAAAATGTGAAGACATACAAGACGGCGAAGTAAATATATATCAAACATTAGTTACTGATGAAGACATCGAGGATTGCGAATAATGAGCAAAGGACAAATACCAAATATTTTTATAAAAGAAATAGATTTATTCGATGCCTCTAATGAAGAAATGAGCATAAAGGTCACAACAGTAATCGGTGACTCAAAAGATAACAATAGTTGGTCTACACCAGAGACCTCACAACACATGAGAGTTCTTATGGTTATATCTTCAAATGTTGGCTTGAACGATAATATTACTTTAGGTCAAATTCAATTTGATAAAGACTTTTTAATTTCAAACTATGGTGAAGACGAATCGGTTAAAATCATTTCCAGACCGGCAAAGTCCCTTAATCAAGTAAATTCCGAAGACAATGTTAGATTTATAGACTCTTATGATGTAAAATTTAATAATCAAGAACAACAAGTTAAAGTATTTTGTTCTGTTTATTTTGAAATGTCCGAAATTTTACAAGCAGCAAATTTAGACTTCTCAGGTGCTGTTCGCCGTTATGGAAACATTGCTTCTGATTCGGTTATTGATTTGGGAAGTGCTGTATCCACAGCGACTGTTTTTGTGTTACCAACTGGAGAACAATACAGCGGCCCAGTGCACTTACACCCAGAGAAAGGATATATGGTTGGACCAAGGCATATTGAGGAAGAACATAGTTTACTTACGACCTTGGATATTATCAATTTTAAAATTAAAGATTTCAGAAAAAAACAATTTGATTCGCCAAAAGCAATCGGAGAAAAACAGGTTTCCTCGTTTAGTGATTTAAAATACTCTATCAATAATGAAGGAAATGTAACTGGTATTTTTTCAATAAACTTTAAGAATTTGGTTCTTTATAATACAAAATATGGATATTTTTTAAGAACATTGAGCCAACAAGCAATCTCAGAAAATATCAACAATATTAAAATAAAAAATCTACAAATTACAAGAAAACGAATGGATGTCGATGAAACTGCCATTATAGTTAAGACATTCTCATCAGGTCAGGGCTTTCAAATAGATTCTGTAGAAGAGGATTTTGGATTGATTAGTGAAATAAATACTGGACAAAATGATATAAGAATGTTTCAATTTACAGATAAAACAGTAGACAAAACTTCTTTGGGTCGCTATCAATATCGTTTAGGTTTAACTTTCAAAGATCCTACGGTTGATTTTGTTTCAAACATCATAGACGATTTGAGAATCTCGGAGAAAGAAATAAGCGATTATTATACAATGGTTGAGAGAAGTAAAAACTATGATTTTGATTTGAATCGTACAAAATCAAGATTATATGAATCACAATTTAACGATTTTAATATAAGCGACCCAGATAGCCCCTCTTGGTCCACTGCTAATGAAGTTTATGTTCGTGCTTTTTCATATTTATATGAATTATCAAATAAGAACAAACGGGATTTAACCAACTCTATATCTACAAAAGTTGACCCTAGAAATGCAACTCTTTTTTCTTTGAGAGGTTTTAGCGAGGATTTATCTAAATTAGCAAGAGATTTTGAAAGTTCATTTGATTTGTCCAACAACAATACACAGGCAGACTCGCTAAGGGCGTTTGTTAATACACCAAACAGTAGAAACGTTATATTTTTAGATTATCTTTTCAAAGAGGCGGTTGTTTTAAAAAATTATTCAATGTCTTATAACTATATGAATATGAATACTGGTGAAGGCGCAGCCATACTACAGAGTAGTCAATTTGAAAATCGTGCAAATAACGAATTTAATAAATTTTTCAATTCCTCTCCAAGCGACAAGGATACTGAGTTGGTCCCAAAGAGTTACGAAAAACTTTTAGACCTACAGGAAAATTTATATTCTTTTTTAAGCCCAAACTTAATGGTTTTTGGTAAAGATTTATCAACTAATTTAAAAGATATATCAACAATCAAATTAGAAGAAGTAAATAAGATATTTAATCCGACATTTGATACAAATGTTTTTAAAGTTGGAAGACAAAAACCAGCAGATTTGAAAAATGTTACTGAAGAAATGAGCAAGCCAAATTCTGAAATAAAAAAGGAGAAGTCAAATGCCAGCTAAAAGTCCATCATCAACTCCGCAAGAAAAATTGGTTGTTTCTGAGATAACACAAAATAGTGAAAATTTCAAAGCAATAGAAGCAGTCAGCACGAAAACTGTGTCTGTGAGTCAGTTTGAAGACTTTATTGAATCCAGTGAGTTCTTGGGAGATAATTCATTATTTGTAAGATACTCTTTTATTAGTGATGAAAATGAAGCATTTGATACCTCTACTACTGAGGTATCCCCCGAAGTGGCTGAAAACTTTAACACTCCACCTGATATAAATATTTCAAAAGGAAGAGACTATAACTTAGAATTTGAGAAAAATTTTATTGCATTAGCAAATGAAAATTTAACAAAAAGAGAATTCACTGAATTTTTAGCCGAGTTACCAAATCAGATAAAAGCATTATTTTTATATCAATTAGAATTTGTCAAAAAACTGAAAGGCAACCCCACTGGAGATTTAATTAAGAACTTAAAAACCCAAGCCGCAATGAATGTAAATCATTTTAAGTTGGTCCAAGTTGAAATGTTTGACGGATATGAAATGTCCAAAGAAGGTGAAATTATGATTAATAAGCCAAAATTTAAACTTTTAAAAAAAGGTGATATTGATTCTTTAACCACGACAACACTTTGCAGGTTAAAGAGATATTATAACAATAATTTAAAAATAAAAAGAGACTTGCTATCTTTTCCAATTGAAGGGCAATATTTTTTCATACAGCCAGAAAATTCCATTACACAAACTGTAAGACCAAGCAATCAAGAAAGGGAAATAAAGAACATATCAGTTCAGCACTATATTTCTAAAGATTATGATGTGATTGGATCAACTTCCAATATTGTTGCTCAAACTGGAACTGCTGGCTATACAAGACCGAATGATGGAAGCGGCGGATTTACAGCACCAAGCGACAGCAGCGGTGGTACCGTAGGCAGCCCTGTTGCTACCGCCCCAGCCTCAACTACAACTCCAACAACGGGGGGATATTGATATGTCTAAGATTGTTATAAATGAACCAGGCACTGATCCATTTAAGGACGAGACTCTCTCTATACTTGAAATAGGGCAGTTAAATTTGGCTGATATGGGTGATGTTTATCATAAGACAACAAAAATAAAGTTTACCAAAACTGAAGAACAAAACGCAATAGATTTATTGCCTGGTGAAATAATAACTTATTTTAATTCAAGTATATTGGAGCCAATTACTCCTCAAGAAATTGATACCGAAACTCCTTCTGGAACTCCGACATATTCACTTACAACAAATAGATTTTTTGAAGCAACTCCAAACCCGGCAGATGAAATAGAATTGCCCTTATTTTACACCAGAGAAGAAGGCTCTACCAATCAAAGAAATATTGTTTTTAATAGCAATACACCATTAATAGGAAACCCAGAAGCAGATTTTAGCAAATATCAGTTCTCTAATATATTATATATGACTTATCCAACCGATGGTCAAATCTCTAATCACATTCAAGAAGCTGATAGATTGGGATATGGATTTAGCATATATGAAAGGTTCATGGTGCTTTTTGGACACTATTCAAATTCTGTTTCTAGACTAACAAATGAAGAAGATTTAACGTTGAAATCATTTATAGACAATTTCAATTACCCTTTCCCAGTTGATGCATATTATCCAATATCAAATAAACCTATTGATCTTTCATATGATATAATACAACAAGAAGTCTTTGGTCAAATAAGAAAAACGATTTCAAAAAACTCAATGGACTATGTTGATATATTTAAAGGTGATGAAAATGCAAATGAATATCTTTTCTTTAGAGTAGAGAAGTGGTTTTCGGAAACAGCGGTTGGAACACCCGATCAGGTTTTCTTTATGGCTGCAACACAAGAAAATAAGCTCTTCATCGATACCCAGATTAAAGAAAATAAAACATATTATTATCGTGCTACTGCTTATTATGCTGTTATAGGACAAGAATACTTCTTTAGTGATGTTGTTGATAATGGTGACTCTGGCGAATGTGTGGTCAATGTTAGACCTAAAATAAGATTAGATAATGTAGTTATTTTTGAAAATACATTGATAAACATACCGGCACCTCCATTACCACCTTTTGTATCATTTCACAACAAAATGTCCTCAGAAGGAAAAGTTAAGATTTATTTAGAATTACAAAAAGGCGAAGAACAGGCTGATTTATCCTCATTTTCGATATTAAATAATAAAATTGGACCAAACTATAATTTGCCAAATGGAGAAGTACAGTTTAAATATAGAAAAGAATCCGCAAGATTTCAGATTTACAGAACTTCTACGAGACCAACGATATATGATGATTTCACAGATAATCTAATAGGTACATTTCAAAATCTTGATATGACTGAAAATATGGTTGTTTTGGATAACATACGTCCAAATAAAAAATATTATTATATTTTTAGAACGATTAATGAATTTGGTTCATATTCCAACCCAAGTGCTGCATATGAAGTTGAATTGTTAAAAGACGCTGATGATTCGAGAGTTTTAGTAAACTCAATCCTAATTACTGAACAAAGGAATTTAATTCCAAACTCTTCTAATTTGAATTTTAGGAGCCTATTGCAGTTGCAGGCAGCAGAACAACAAATTTATTTTAATATTGAAAATTTTAGAAACAATGATGGTTTTATTCCAACGTTCAAACAACAACTTCAATCAGCAAGTCTTGGAAATACAGAAGGGATTGAAGAATTGGCTCATAAAATTTGGGGAAGAAAGTTTAAATTTAGAGTGAGATCAAACGATAGCGGAAAAATTATAGATTTTAATGTTAAAGTTAACTTGATAAAAGAAGAAAGTGAAGAAGATTTCTCTGTGTAATCTATTTATTATGAGAAAAGTGACATATTTGGGAGTTCATTAATGGCTTTTTTAGACAACAGTGGTGATATAATACTTGATGCGGTTTTAACCGATCACGGTAGAAAGGTTCTTTCAAAGGGCGATGGATCTTTCCGAATCACAAAATTTGCCCTTGGAGACGAAGAGATTAATTATACTCTTTATAATCCAAACCAAACATCAGGTTCAGCATATTACGATTTGGAAATCTTGCAAACGCCAGTTCTTGAATCATTTACAAATAATGGTTCTTCAATGAAAACAAAACTTGTCACAATTGCGAATACAAATTTGCTTTATTTACCAGTTTTAAAATTAAATCAAAATCTTACAAACACTAAAACACATACTTCTGGTGCATTCATGGTCGCTGTTGATCGCTCAACAGAAGGAACAGATGCCGCTGGGACAACCTCTGCCGTTGGCTATATAGGGTCAGACCAGGTTCAAGGTATTTTGTTTGGAGAATCCTTTGAGGATTCAAATTATATTAGAATAGACCAGGGTTTAGATACAACAGAAATATCTCCAAAACAAAGAAGTTCAATAAGCGATATGATTGAAAGTTCATATATAATTCAAATTGATAATCGAATGGGATATATTGTTGATCGTAATGGAAATAGAGTTGCTGCTGATTATATTGATGACGACAATATCGCTTTTTATACCGTTGATTCGAGTGACAATGTGGTTTCTGATAACCTAGACGACTCTAATTCTACTTCACAAACAATCGCTGGACCTAGAGGTACAAAATTAGAATTTAAAATTGGAGCAAGTTTGGACTTAAATACGAGTACCTATTTGTTCACTCAGCTTGGTGGCACCGCTGGTATGACAAACAAGGCATCGGGTGCTTCGGTGGTTAATTTTATAGACACTATGGTTAGAGCCACCGGAATGTCAACTGGATATACTATCGATATCCCAATACGCTTTATTAAAGCAGTTATTTCATAAGAGAGTAAAACATGGCCAATTTTTATAAATCATTAAATCAATCTAACGATATTGTTAATACAAGAACACTTCTTCATGAAGCTATTCCTTTAACTGGAACTATAGTCTCTGGTACATATGGTGTTTCCAATATTAAAGACTATTCACACGGAATGTTTCAATCAGTCTATGATTATCCTTTTTTAAGCTCCTCAGCTAATCATATTTTTGATTTAACCGCTGGCTATTCCAACGATTCAGGATTATCTGCCTCGGCAAACACACAAAATGCAAAGAAGATTAATATTTACAATCAGATGTCCCAGGTCCTTATGGGATATGATCAGACTGGTTCTATTTTGCAATTTGATGAGGATGGTGACTTGCTTGCTGGTGGATCAAAGCAAAAAAATGTTTTCTTTATGAATTTTTCTCGTTTACTGACGAAGGATGAGATTAAAAAAGGATCTTTTGAATTGGAGCTAGGAGTATCGGGAACTTTCGCACAAGATGGAACTGCTTTTTCTTCAAGAATCAAGTTAACTGATGCAAGTGGATCAAGCGGCTATTTGGTTAATTCACCAGTTGGAGAATATGGTATTTTATTTGCAACACAAAGTGCCGGTATAAAAGTATTAGCAGAAAATAAAAGTTACCCCGTTGGATTATTATTTTACCAAGCTGGAGTAGCAGTTATATCAGGGTCTATTTTCAATTCAGCAACGCAAGGTGGAATTATAAGCAATACTTCAGGGTCTGTCCAGATGGGCTATTCTACTGGCCCAACAGGGTTTCAATTTATTACCGGATCTAGTATATCAGGTTCCGCCGATGCAATCAGGGCACGTTTATATAACCTACAGTTCAACAACACAGTAGAACTAAACTCAACAGTGTATTTCTGTCGTGTAAATCATAATGAATTCAATTATTCTTCTAACCCAACATATTTGAGTGGAAGTAAAATTCGAGTAAAGACAAAAACAACAGATCTGCCTGTTTCATATATCACTACTGTTGGTCTCTATAGCGACAACAATGAGTTGATGGCTGTTTCTAAATTATCTGAACCCCTTAAGAAGACTCCTGATAACGAATTTACCATTCGTGTTAGATTGGATTACTGATCTAGCAATAAACCTCAATAAAACTATTTAAGAGAGAGGTTGATAAATGGCTTTTTATAAATTTGAAGAAGACGATCTGTTTTTAAACACTGTTGAGGCTTACCCGCAAAATAAGTTTTACATTCAAAGTGGAACAGTATATATTAATAATTTCCCGAACTTAGCAGGGCAAAACACCGCAAATCACATTGGGGTGCCTGCTGGATTTATTTCGTTGTATGAATATAATATTGATAGACCGGCTGGCAATAGTGTATATCCGTTTTTATTTAAAAACGGCATGAAAGACGGCTTCAAAGTCACACCAACTGCTTCATATAATTCAGCACAATATGGCGATATAATTACTTCTTCATATAGCATGTCTGCTAGTATTGGCCGCATAATAGCTTCTGCAACTTCCAATTCAGCCTCTATAAAAGCATTAGAGAATACATTTAACCATTATTCATATTTGTCTCCGCATTATCAATATTCCTCGTCCCTTGGAGACAAAGCAAACCAGACAGTAAATTTAATAACAATTCCTTCTATTTTTTATGGATCTTCAATTAAAAAAGGAACTGTAAATTTAAAGTATTATATAACTGGAACATTAATCGGCGAACTAAGTGATTATAGAGAGAATGGTGACTTGGTTCAGATAGGACCTGTGGGGTCAACAGGATCAGGTTCTGTGGCTGGTGTTGTTCTTTATAACGAAGGTTTTGTGGCTCTCACAGGAAGTTGGGAATTAGACAGCACCACAATCAAATATGACCCAGCAGCCGCACAGACTTCTAAATGGATTTATTATGGATTTGGAGTTCACGATGCCGCCTCAGTCGCTTTAACCACCTTGTCGGCAAGTTATTCTTTAGAGTTCTCAGGATCAAACCAATTTCAGACAATGACAATGCTTGCTCATGCCAAGTATGGCGAACTTAACCATTCAACAAATCCAACATTTGTTTCTTCATCAGACTCCTTATCTGTTTCCACAGGCTCATATCAATATATTGAGCAAGCAAAAGAAATACGAAATATTGTAAGTTCTTCATTTACTGACGAAGAACCAAAGTTTGAAAAGACGACATATCTATCAAAAGTTGGAATTTACGACAAAGATAAAAACCTTATTGGAATAGCCAAAATGGCAACTCCTGTTCGCAAGACAGAAGCAGATCAATATACTTTTAAACTAAAACTTGACATTTAATAAATTTAATGTTATAATAAATGTTATGAATTATATTTTAGGCTTGGATGTTAGCACAAGTAAATTAGGGTTATCTATACTTGATACTAACAAAAACCTCGTAAAATCTGAAACAATAAAATTAGATAACAAAACCTCATTGGAAGATAGGTGCTTGGTCGTTGAACACACCCTCTCTTCTCTTAATGCATATAATTACATCAACAAGAAGAACAGATTCAATATCACTAAAGTTTACATTGAGTCTCCGTTTATGATGTTCTCCGGTGGAAAAACAACCGCTATGACGATGAGCAAACTTCAGCGATTTAATGGTATGATCTCTTTTATGGTAAGGAAGCAATTTGGTTTTGATGCCGAGTTGATCGCCGCAAACAAAGCAAGAGGAGCCGTTGGTCTCAAGATCAAAAGAGGCGAAGACACAAAAAAGAAAGTTATAGAGTGGGTTAAAAATGAATATCCAGAAGATTTTAATTATGAACTTACGAGATATGGAAATCCCAAGCCGGGAACAGACGATAAAGCCGATGCTGTTGTTGTTGCTTTAGCAGGAATAATCCTAAATTCATAACTAATTAAGGATAAATTAAGAGGATTTATTATGTCTAAAGATATGAAACTTATCATGGAAGGTTGGAGAAATTTTTCAACTCCTGAGAAAACCGAACAAGAATTGCTTGAAGAAGGAATGAAGCAGAAGATCGCCGCTCTCCTATTGGGCTTAGGTATGGGTTTCAGCCCTAATGCTATGGGTGCTGGATTTGAGAATGCTGATGATGCAACTATGGATGTCGTCTCCAGTGCTCTTCAGATACTTTCACAAAAAGACACTTCTTTGAAAGGTGCAGCAGATTTAGCAAAAGACATAGCAAGCAACCCAGCAGAAAAACTTAGTTTTGGAGATCTTGAGAAAGATCAAATGGCTGATGCTTATTTAGTTGATCAAATGGCTAGCCAAGTTGATTCACCGGAAGCACTACAAGCATTAAAATTAAAAGTAGATAAACTCCAGGGCAAAGTCTCAGCCGACCAAGCAGAGAAAGAAGACGATGCTTCATCTAAAACTATGCAACAAAGAGTTCGTGATGCCAACAAGGGAACGCTTGATTTCGTAAAAGAGTAAAATGAAAAAGCACTTTGAAGAGTGGAACAAATCAGTAGATAATAGCAAAGTTGTTAATCTAAACCGATATGCTCTTAATAAAGCAGCGGAAGAATTATACGAATGGTTTGAATACCTTGCTTTTCAAGATATGAGCCTTGATAATGAGGCTGAAGATTACGAACAACAAGTTGAGGAAAGAGCAAATTATTTTAAATTTGCATTCTTAGAGGTAAACGAAAAGGCTTCAATAACAATGTCTTTAGAGGTAATCGGAATACCACAAAGATATCTTGATCCTGATGCTTTGGAGTCTCTTTATAGAATAATGGCTATTTATAATGAAAGGAAAGCCTTATTATGAGAAGACTGTTTGAAAATTGGAGAAGATTCTTAACCGAAGAAAAAGATAAATATATTATTCTTTTGCCCGGTGGGTATAAACCTCCACATAAAGGTCACCTTCAAATGATCAGAAAATATGCCGAACACCCCGATGTCGAGAAGGTATTTGTGTTTGTTGGTTCTGCTCCGAGACAAAGTGACGACGGAACGATGTCTTTTGATGTTGATAAAACTCTTAAAATATTTGATCTTTACGGAGTTACCAAAGATCCCAAGGTTGAGTTGATTAGATCGTCTTCAAGAATCTCAAGCAAAGGCAAAGAGTATGAAAATCCATTTGCCGATGCTATTGATTTTGTAAAGGACGCCGACCCTGCTTTATTTCAAGGCAAGGTGTTTGCTCTTGGTCACTCATCAAAAGATGCTGGTCGTGGAGAGAAGTTCGCAAAGATAACAAAAGACTATAACAATGCCCAGACAGATTTACCCCCAATTACAGTTAATGCCGATGAAATATCAGCCACAAACTTAAGAAATGCTATTGCTGATGGAAATAAAGAAGAGGTAGAAAAAGCCCTCCCACTACCAGCAATGTATGATGACTTTATGAGAATAATCGTTTCTTCTTGACAAAATAATATAATATGTTATGTTGTTTTTGAGAGGTGACTTATGTTTGAGCAAAAAAAGAAGATTATTTGTAATATACTTGGATCTTATAGAAAGTCTAGAGACGAGTTTATTTTTTCTTGCCCAGTTTGTAATCACCACAAAAAGAAAATGTCCGTTAATTTTGCGAAAGGTTGCTATAAATGTTGGGTATGTTCTGCTAGCGGCAAGAACATTTATCGTCTTGTTCGTAAATTTGGAACATACCAACAACGACAGAAGTGGCTTGAACTTGAAGGTCGTCTTGATTTAAACGAATTTGAGAATATCTTCGCAGAAATGAATGATGTAGAAGAAGAGCAAGTAATTGAACTACCAGAGAAATTTATCTCTCTTTGTAACAAGCACCTGCCCTACTCCTCCAAAAGAGTTCTCAACTATCTTCAATTGAGAGGAATAACCAGAGAACAAATATTGAAATGGAAGATTGGTTATTGTGACGATGGTCGTTTCGGCGGCAGAGTAATTATACCGTCTTTTAACAACGACGGAAATGTTAATTATTTTATTGCGAGATCGTATGTTGGTCACCAGAGAAAGTATCTCAATCCAACAGCCGAGAAGGACATAATATTCAATCAACTTTCTGTAGACTGGGATAGTCCGGTGATCCTCGTAGAAGGAGTTTTTGACGCCATAGTGGCTGGGGAAAACGCTATTCCTATTCTCGGCTCAACTCTCCGAGAAAACACCAAACTATTTCAAGCAATTGCGATAAATGATACACCAGTTTACTTGGCTTTAGACGAAGACGCGAAAAAAAAGACTGGACAAATCGTTAAAAATATGCTACAATATGATATCGAGTTGCTTGAAATAGATACCTCTGGTTGTGAGGACGTTGGTTCTATGTCTCATGACGTTTTTATTGAGAGAAAAAACCAAGCAAAGTCGGTAGATTACGACAATTTTTTTCTAATTAATGCTTTGAGGAATTTATGATTTATAAAAATTTAGAAACACCGAAACTGTTAGAGATCGCCATAGAAAAAGAAGGTTGTTCTTTAACGGAAGACGGAGCACTCGTCACTTATACTGGTGAATATACTGGTCGCTGCCCAACAGCAAAGTATATTGTTAATGAGAAGCAAACAAAAACAAAAGTAGATTGGTCCGAGAATCAAAAAATGACCAAAGGTGCTTTTAATAAAATGAAGAGAAAGTTCTTAAACACAGTCAAAGATAAAGAAGTTTACTTACAAGACGCTCTTCTAATAAGAGACCCTGAGCATGCAATTGGATTCCGTGTATATACGGAATATGCGAGACACTCACAGTTTGTTAGGAATATGTTTATCACAAAAGAACAAGTTATAGATTCGCCGGAAGTCACTGATATATATACTATTTTACACTTGCCGTCACTTTTAGACGAACCAAGGGTAATGATTTCAGTATCAGAAAAGTTAATTCTTATTTCTGGAACTTATTATGCTGGTGAAATCAAGAAAGCGGCTTTTACTCTTATCAATTTTTTAACACCGAGTAAAGGCTTTCTACCAATGCATTGTTCTGTGAACGTTGATAAGGGCAATGAAAATCCAACTATTTTCTTTGGATTATCAGGCACAGGTAAAACAACCCTATCTGCTGACCCCAATAGAGTCTTAATTGGCGATGATGAACACCTTTGGACAGATAATGGTCTTACAAATATCGAAGGCGGCTGTTACGCTAAAACCATTCGCCTTTCAGAAACAGGAGAACCAGAGATCTGGAATGCTTGTAAGTCGGTAGGAACGATATTGGAAAATGTTGTAATGAAAGACGGTAAGCCCGACTTTGATGATGGGTCCATCACAGAGAACGGTAGAGCCTCTTATTCAACGGATGTGGTGCCCAATTCCCATATAATGGGCTATGTTAATAAGCACCCTAAAAACATTGTTATGTTGACTTGTGATGCTTTCGGAGTTCTACCGCCAGTGATGAAATTATCCACAGAAGAAGCAGTTCAGCAATTTAAACTTGGATATACTGCTAAAGTTGCTGGAACTGAGAAAGGTGTTAAAGAGCCTGTCCCAACCTTCTCAGCCTGTTTCGGACAACCATTTATGCCTTTAAAGGTTGATACATATGCTAACTTACTGAAGAACAAAATAGAAGAACACAATATTAACTGCTGGCTTGTTAATACTGGTTGGACTGGTGGTGGTTACGGAAAAGGAAAAAGAATTTCTCTAGAGATAACAAGAAAAATTATTAATTTAATCTTGACAGGCGAGTTCTCTAAGGTTATGTTTACTAAACATCGATACACGGGATTCTCAATCCCATTGGTAAACTATGCTCCAAATAATATTATGTTCCCAGAACAAGGTTGGACGGACATAGAGGAATATAAAAAGACAGCAAACGACTTGATAAAAAAACTGAAACCTGAACAATAGGAACTTCAATGAATAACAAGACAATTAAATTGGCTCATATAGCCGATACTCATATCCGTAATTTAAAATACCATTTTGAATATCGTGAAGCCTTTGCTGATCTTTATAAGCAGTTGAAAGAATCTCAACCAGATTATATTGTTCATTGTGGCGACTTGGCTCACACAAAGACACAACTATCACCAGAGTATTTTTCTCTTGCAACAGAGTTTTTAAGTAACCTTGCGAATGTAGCACCCACTATTATTATAGCAGGTAACCACGATGGTAACCTTAAAAATGCTAATCGCGAAGATGCTATTGGTCCAATCGTCGCAGCACTAAAGCACCCTAATCTTCATTTTCTCAAAGATGCCGGTGAATTTTCACTCGATGATAAGATAGTATTTAATGTCCTTTCAGTGTTTGACGAAGAAAATTGGACACAGCCCACCGATGATAGCAAGATTAATGTCGCCCTATACCATGGAGCAATCTCAAATTGTCAAACCGATTTAGGCTATACCATGGAGTTTGGAGAGCATGATTCGGATATATTCAAGAATTTTGATTATGCTATGCTCGGAGATATACATAAGAAGCAGTTCCTTAATAAGACAGGCACAATAGCATATTGCGGCTCCACTGTTCAGCAGAACTTTGGAGAGGATGTTGATAAAGGCTACTTAATGTGGCACATTAACGACAAAACAGATTTTAAGGTTAAATTTCATAAGCTTAACAACCCTCGTCCGTTTGTTAACGTTGTGTTAACTAAGACAGGACAATTGCCCAAAGTTGATGTTCCTATTGGTTGTCGCTTGCGTTTAATTGGTTCTAATCTTATACCTCCAATTAAAATGAAAAGAGCGATGGATTTTGCCAAGGTTAAGTGGCGACCAATAAGTGTCTCATTTAGTGTCAAGACGAGCTACAAAGGTAACGAAAAGACAAACCTTTCCGATGCTTTAAAGAAAGAAAACCTCCGAGATATCACAGTACAAGAGAAATATATTAGAAAATACCTTAAAGATATGGAACTCGATGATGGAATCATGGATAAGGTATTGGAATTAAACAGAAAATATAATCAAACCGTTGAAGAAAACGAGGAGATAACAAGAAATGTTATTTGGAAACTTAAGAGTGCGACTTGGGACAATCTTTTTAACTATGGCGAAAAGAACACTATCAACTTTGATCGACTTAATGGTATCGTGGGTATTTTTGGTAAGAACTACTCCGGTAAATCTTCTATTATTGATAGTGTTTTATACGGAATGTATAATACAACTTCTAAAAATGAAAGAAAAAATGTCCACATAATCAACCAGAACAAACAAGATGCCAAAATTCTTCTTGAAATAGAATCAGATAATGCGACATACAAGATTGCTCGCAATTTGAACAAGTATACAAGAAAACTAAAAGGCAAGGAAACAATTGAAGCAAAGGTTGATCTTGATTTTACAAAAGAAATTGGTGGAGTTGAAGAGAGTTTAAACGGAACCACTCGCAACGAGACCGATGCTAATATCAGAAGGAAGTTTGGTACGATTGACGACTTTCTACTAACCTCTATGGCCTCACAGCTTGACTCCCTGTCGTTTATCAAAGAAGGTTCGACGAAGAGGAAAGAGATTATTGCTAAATTCCTTGACTTGGATATCTTCGATCAGAAGTTTAAATTAGCCAAAAAGGACTCCGCTGATATTAAAACTTTAATTAAGAAGTTTGAAGCAAAGAATTATCTTGAAGATATAACCAAAAACCAAGAACTTTTAGAAGAAATAGTTGAAGCAATTGAGAATAAGAAAAAAGAATGTCAGAAGACAACAAAATCAGTTGAATCTTTTACCGGCAAATTAAAAGAAGTAGAAGATATTATATCTTCAATACCAGCGGAGATAATTGATATTGATAAAGTTAAGGCCGATATTGTTTCTAAAGAAGAAGGTGTTAAGAGAATTTTACATGAAAACATCGACCTTCAAAAAGAAATATTAAATAATGAAGAGTTTGTAGAACAATATAAAATGGTTCTTGACGATTTGAATTATGAACAACTTGTTTCTCTAAATGAAACTTGTAAAACTCATAAAGAACGAAAGTCAATAATAACATTAAAATTAAATCAACAAACAAAAATATTAGAAAATCTAAAATCAAAAGTTAAACTTCTTGACGAACACCAGTATGATCCTAATTGCAAGTATTGTGTAAGCAATCAGTTTGTAAAAGATGCTCACGATGCTTCAACTAAAATAATGCCCACAACCAAAATGATTGAGGAATTACAAGAGTTTGTCTCAGACATACAAGAAAAAATAAACTTTATAAATCCAGAAGAGATTACTTCTAATATTGAGAGACACAATAAGTTTTCTCAAGATATTGATCAATTACAGAATCAAAATGAAATAAAATCTATGGAACTATCGTCTAATAAAGACAAGTTGAATCTTTTAAAGAATCAAATAGAAAGTTTAAGAAATCAGGAAGCGGAATATGAAGAAAACAGAGAAGCCATTGAGAACCTTGGAACACTTACGAGAGAAAAGAAAGCACTTGAAACAAAGATATCCCAACTGCGACAAGTACATACTAAATGTAATGAGCAGTTGCAAGAATGTCTTATTGAACAGGGATCAACCGCCCAAATCATAAAGAACATCGAGAAAGAACTTGAAGAGTATAAGGGCTATGAAAACAAGTGGGTTGCTTATGAAATGTTTATGCGATGTATGCACGCTAATGGAATCTCATACAACATTATTAAAGATCGTCTTCCAATTATTAATGAAGAAATAGGAAAAGTTCTGGCTAATATTGTTGACTTCGAGGTCTTTTTTGATAATACAGACTCCAAGTTAGATATATTTATCAAACACCCAGCATATGACCCAAGACCTCTTTCTATGGCTTCTGGTGCTGAGAAAACATTGGCTTCTATGGCTATACGGCTTGGTATGATTTCAATTACTAACTTACCAGTTGGAAACCTTTTTGTGCTTGATGAACCAGCAACAGCATTGGATGCCGAGCACATGGAAGGATTTGTTCGTTTGTTAGAGATGGTAAAGACACAATTTAAGATTGTATTGCTCGTATCTCACCTTGAATCACTAAAAGATGTTGTAGACATGACCATTGATATAGATAAGATTGATGGATATGCTAATGTTGTTTTAAAATAGAACTTACTATTTATTGTGTCATATTAGGAGATAAATATGGTACAAGCACTAAAAGAAAAAACCGGAAGTGTAATTGATCAATTGCTTGAAAAAGCAATCTCAAGAAAACTTCTTGTATTCGCAACAGCAACCGGTCTTATGGCCTATTCGCTTCTTGACCCAGAAACCTGGGGCATGATTGCGATTGTTTATGTTGGTGGTCAATCGGTCATCGACACTGTGAAGGTTTATAAACACGGAGAGTGAGCTTTATGTCTATGTTGTTGATTAAAAAATGGTGGGACATTGCTTCTGTTTGGTGTCGGCAACATTGGCGTTGGCTTGTGATGATTGCTGCTCTTGCTATTGTTTATCTTCTTGGTAAGAGACAAAATAGAGCGGAACTCATCCAAGCCAAGCTTACTCTTAAACATTATAAGCAAGAGAAAGATGCTATTGTAAAAGCATACGAGACCGAAAAGAAACTTCGCGAACAAGCAAAGCAGAAATATGATAATGCAATGAAGACTGTTCGTGAGAAATATAAGGGAGAGTTTGATTCTCTTATTATAGAGAAAGAATTTGAAGTTAGAAAAAAACTGAAACAAGCAAAGAATAACCCTTCAGAGATTGATAAAATTTTAGAAGATGAATTAGGGATTAATGAACATGGCTAATATAACAAAAGATGATATTTGGAAATTATTTTCCTTACTTATGTCAGTATTGGTTCTTCCACTTGCTGGCTGGGTTTGGTCAACCAATTTAAAGGTTGCCGAACTTAAAAATGATTTAGGTGACGCCGAACAAGTTATTGAGTCCCTAGAAAAAAAAATTCTAAATTCCGACGACAACTCAAAGCAAATAATCGGAATGGAAAAAGACATCGAATATATGAAGGGGTCTCTGGGACGGATCGAGTCGATGGTGACGAGGAGAGAGCAATGAAAGCGGCTCTTCTAATCGCTTCTATGTTAACCGGTGGAGATGATAATCTCAAAAGAGATATGAGAGCATTAGAATTGTTTCTTCAAGACCAAGAAGATCACAGAACTTATTGTCCCAAAAAAAGATGGTCACAACCCGATATTGAAGTATATAAAAAATCTTTAAGATCTCATTTACCAAAAGGATGCAAAAAATGAAACTCACAGCAAAATTACTTAAAAAACTTATTCAAGAAGAAGTACAAACAGAAGGCGATTATCACGATATGGGTGGTGAAGATGAAATATATAATGCACTTGATATGCCCAAGCGACTATCACCAAAAGAAATATTTGGAGAGTTTCAAAACTTTGTAGAAGTTAATAATCTTAGCCGTGCTGATGTTGAAGGAATGCTTGAAATGCTTTTCTCCGATGTGATGGATGTACCACTCAACGAATCACCTTCTATGGAACACATCACACCAGAGAATATTATGATGGTCATTAGTGTTCTCAAAGACCTTGGTCTTTTAGCTGTACCAGCCGCCGCTGCTGCAATGGGAATTAGCAAGATGCTTGATAAGACAGGCACACCAGAGACACCAGAAAAATAACTTGACAAGTTATTAAAAATATGTTATAATACATTCATCCTTTTAATCTTGGAGAGAACATGAAGTATCTACTTATGGGAGCTTTGCTCACTTGGTCCTCTGCCGCAAACGGCGAAGACGAGAAACCAAAATTTAGTAACATTAAACAAGGCGAAGTCGCACCATTTGATGGGCGGCTTTTTAACGATGCTGCTGTATCCAAGATTATTGTTGATAATCAATTTCAAAACCTTGAGTGCAAACTGAGAGTTGATTTTGAGATTGGTCAAGTAAGAGCCGAAGAACAGTACAAATACGATATTTTCTATGCCAAATCAGAAGCAGACAATCAAAAATATCAAGAGATTATTAATATTCGAGACCAGCATATCCAGAGTTTAGAAAAGTATGTTCGCCCTTCAAATGCCCATTGGTGGGCTATTGGTGGCTTCACAGTTGGTGCAGGAGCAGCAATCGGTATTATGTATGCGATTAAACCGGGGATTCAATGACCAAAAAAGATCCGAATTATACAGTAAAAGTTGAGAAAGCAATTGCGAAGAAATATGGTGAAGAAACAATACAACACCCGAAGAGCAATTGGACAGATGAGAAAGAAAAAGAGTATTTGGCTCAACTAAAAGAAACACACAAATACTATGAAGACAAAGAAGATTTTGATCGAGAAGAAGTAAATGGGGTTTTTATTCCCAAAAAACTACTTAATAAAGAATCCGAACGATCTTGTCCGGTTTGTAATACATACTCTTTTAAATCAAACGATGATGTCTATATGACGAAGTTTGATTGCTGCGAAAAGTGTTACATACAGTGGATTGAAGGTCGGGAAGATAGATGGAAAAAAGGTTGGAGACCCAAAAAATGAAACTCACTAAAGAACAACTCAAGCAAATTATTAAAGAAGAACTTGAAAAACTTACAACACAAGATGCCTCTGAAGAGCAAAACACAGAAGAGGAAATAAGCAAATGAGTTCAAACACACTAAAAATCGTACAAGGTCTTGCTCAAGCAGCAGCCAATTCATATGACGGCTCACACGACGAGCGATATGCTGCCGATGGAAAAGCACGATCAATGGGACTTAATCGCGAAGAAGGCGATCCTATTCTTGATTCAAGAGTTATTGATGGATTTAAAGTTAAATTTTCTGGTGATGCGATGTGCATCAATTATCAATCAGAAGTTAAACTCAAAGAAGTTTATGCTGGTGGGTTTGAAGATGAAATCGCGAGACGAATTAATGAAATTAAAAAGTTCTTGCAAAAAGAATATAAAGCCATTACTGGCGAATCAGTTAAAATCACTCTTATGAAAGAAGACGAAATGAAAGTGTTAGTGCAATCTGTTTCCCGTGTTCATTCTTGGGTACAGGCATACCAATGGTATAAAATCTCCGGTGTTGATTCAGAACCAATCTTGTCTCCTTCCGAGGACACAGTAGATAAATCAATCAGAGATTTTCTTTCTCTTAGTTCTAAAAAGAGGCCAAGTAACGACACTAGGAAATAATGTCTTTTAAACTCTCAAAAAAGGAGATTGTAAAAGAAATCCTTAAATGCGGGAAAGATCCAGTTTACTTTACAAATAATTTTTGTAGGATCTCACACCCACTGAAAGGACTCGTTCCGTTTAAAACTTATCCGTATCAAGATGATTTATTAAACGACTACAATGATTTCCGCTTTACAGTTATACTAAAAGCCCGACAGTTGGGCATTTCAACTATTACAGCCGCATATTGTGTGTGGCTTATGTTGTTTCATCGTGATAAAAATGTTCTGGTCATCGCAACCAAATTTGCGACTGCTGCCAACTTGGTAAAGAAAGTAAAAGCTATAATGAAGAATCTGCCTCCTTGGATGCAAGTGGCTACAATTTCAATTGATAACAGAACATCATTTGAATTATCAAATGGATCACAAATCAAAGCCGCTTCTACTTCTGGCGACGCCGGTCGTTCTGAAGCTCTTTCGCTTTTGGTAATTGATGAGGCTGCTCACGTTGATGGGTTAAAAGAACTCTGGACTGGTTTGTATCCTACTCTATCAACTGGTGGTCGCTGCATTGCTCTTTCAACTCCAAACGGTGTTGGAAACTGGTTTCATAAAACCTATATTGATGCCGACAATAAAGAGAACGATTTCCACCCGGTTTGTCTTCCATGGGATGTTCACCCCGAAAGAAACCATGAGTGGTTCAACAAAGAGACAAAAAATATGTCTCGGAGACAAATAGCACAAGAGTTAGAATGCAACTTTAATACATCAGGCGACACAGTAATCCACCCTGATGATATTGCTTGGATAAACGAAACAATTAGAGAACCAGTATATAGAACAGGGTATGATAGAAACTTTTGGATTTGGGAGAAATTTGAAGAAGGGTTTTCCTATATGCTTGTTGCTGATGTTGCTAGAGGCGACGGTGCTGATAATTCTGTATTTCATGTTTTAAAATTAGAAACAATGGAAATTGTAGCAGAATACCAAGGCAAACCAACTCTTGATATGTACTCTCAAATGTTGTTCAGTGCAGGTACGGAATACGGAAATTGCCTTTTAGTTGTTGAAAACAACGGAATTGGTATATCGATCTTGGAAAAACTAATTACTCTTGGGTATCCCAACCTTTATTACTCAATCAAATCAACACATGAATTTGTGGAGTCTGTTCAAGGCGAAGCAATGGACACTGCTGTAGCGGGTTTCACAACTTCTACAAAGACTCGTCCTTTGATTGTAGCAAAACTTGAGGAGTTTATAAGAAATAAAATGATAAATCTTTATTCGTCAAGAACTTTTCATGAGTTTAAAACCTTTATTTGGAAAAATGGAAAACCCCAAGCCATGCGATCTTATCATGACGACTTGGTTATGTCTTTGGCTATCGCATGTTGGGTTAGAGATACCGCACTACAAGTAAATCAAAGAGAAGCAGAATATAAAAAAGCAATGTTAAATTCTATGTATCTAAACAAAACCACAATGAACACTTCAATTAAAGGAATGAATGGATACGGATCAGACATCAAAGAAAAACAATTAGAAGCAAAACAACAAATGAGTGATTTTGTTTGGATTTTTAAAGGATAAATAAAATGGCCCCAAGAAGAAAGAATACAAGAAACCCATATAATGACGAATCAGGATTATTTAAGCAACTAACAAGATTGCTCTCTGGTCCACTAACACAGAGACGAACACAATCGGGTCGCCAATTAAGAAGAAGACATTTGGATATTTATTCTTCTAAGTTTAAATCTGCTTCCGGACAACAATTTAAGAAGTCAGAATACAACCCAATGAATGTGACCACTCTTAATATGATTTCCAACAGGGGTCGTTCTGAGAGGTATGTCGATTTTGACCAAATGGAATATGAACCTATCATTGCTTCTGCTATTGATATTTATGCTGATGAAATGACCACTCATTCTTCTTTACAACCCATGTTAAGAATTAAGTGCCCTAATGAAGAAATAAAGTCTATTTTACACTCTTTGTATCATAATGTTTTAAACATTGACCACAATCTCTTTGGTTGGTCTCGTACAATGTGTAAGTATGGGGATTTGTTTTTATATTTGGACATTGATGACAAAATGGGAATCAGAAGCGTAATCGGTCTACCTCCCCAAGAAATTGAAAGATTAGAGGGAGAAGATGAGACAAACCCAAATTATGTCCAATATCAATGGAATAGTGCCGGTATGACTCTTGAAAACTGGCAAATGGCTCATTTCCGCATTCTTGGTAACGACAAGCATTCTCCTTATGGAACTTCGGTTCTTGAGCCTGCCCGTCGTATCTGGAGACAATTAACTCTTCTTGAAGATGCTATGATGGCATATAGAATTGTAAGAAGCCCAGAAAGACGAGTGTTTAAAATTGATGTTGGAAATATCGCACCAAACGATGTTGAACAGTATATGCAGAAAGTTATGACTCAAATGAAACGACATCAAGTTGTTGATCCAAAAACTGGTCGAGTTGATCTTCGCTATAATCCCTTATCAATTGAAGAAGATTACTTTATTCCTATTCGCGGTGGTGCTTCTGGAACAGAAATACAAAACCTCCCCGGTGGTCAATTTACAGGAACCGTAGAAGATGTTAAGTATTTAAGAGAAAAATTATTTGCTGCTCTTAAAGTTCCCCAATCATATCTTGTTATGGGCGAAGGATCCTCAGAGGATAAAACAACTTTAGCACAAAAGGATATTCGTTTCGCCAGAACAATTCAAAGATTACAAAGAGTTGTTATTTCAGAATTGGAAAAAATTGGAATTATTCATCTTTTTACTTTAGGCTTCAGAGGAGACGATCTTTTAGCATTTGACCTTGCTTTGAATAATCCTTCAAAGATCGCTGAACTCCAAGAACTTGAACATTGGAAAACCAAATTTGATGTCGCCGGTGCTGCTACTGAAGGGTTCTTTTCCATGCGATGGATCGCTGAACATATGTTTGGTATCTCCGAAGACGAATTCATTAGAATGCAAAGAGAAATGTTCTATGATAGAAAGTTTATGGCTGGACTTGAAGCCGCTGGACAAGCACCCGAAGCCACTGGCGGCGGTGGAGACCTTGACCTCGGCGGTGATGATACTGGCGGTGATGAACTTGATCTTGGCGGCGGTGATGAACTTGATCTTGGCGGGGACGAAGGTGCTGCCGAAGAACCCGCTGCTGCTGAAGACGATGGTACTCTTCTCGCTGCCCCCGGTAAACGAGACGACGATAAAACCAGAGGTCCATATAAGAAACATCAGTTAAAATATCGCAAAGGCGGCTTTTCTAAACATATGAAAAATCAAGCCACAGGCGAGTTTGGAAACACAACCAGAAGTATTTATAAAGGTAAGACTGGCTATGGTGGGCTGGACTCATTAGCCAGAGGTATAACAGAAAATAAATCATTGGACAAAATAGAAGAAGAAAAACTATTTAAAACATCAACAGAAATAAAGAAGCTTTTAGAAGGCTTAAACAAATCGGAGAACACAGAAAATGAGAGTAAGACACAATAAGAAAAGAAATACCGCTTTTCTTTACGAATCATTAATCACAGAATTAACAAAAGCAATTGTCCGAGGACAAGAAGAGAAAAAACAAAAAGTGCTGGAGACCATTAAAAAATATTTTAATGCTGGTTCTCCGCTTAAAAAAGAATTGGAAATCTACAAATCTGTATTAGAAGCAGAAGTAATGTCTCCGAATCTTTCTCAAAGATTTTTGTTTGAGGTCAAAAAAGATTTCAATAATCTTGATAAGAAAGAAATCTTCAACCAACAGACCGCTTTAATTAAAGAGATCAACGAATCTTATTCTAATGCTGTTTTCTCAAACTTTATATCAAATTATAAGAACATCGGATCTTTGTATCAGTATTTCAATTCAGAGGGTGCTAATGCTAAAACTCGTTTGATTTTGGAACAAAGAGTCGTTGGAATGCTTGCTTCTACAAAGACAGAAGAAAAGCAAGAAATGAAACATATTGATAGTTTGGAGTATAAGACATTCGTTAACAAATTTAATGAAACTTATGATAATACCCTTCGTAAAGAACAAAAGGATCTCTTAACAAACTATATCACATCTTTCTCAGATAACGGCCTTGGTCTTAAATCGTTTTTGAACGAAGAAGTGGCCCGACTCAAGGAACAAGTCTCAAAATGTTCCGAGACAGATAAAATTAAAAATAATAAAGAATTCTATAATAATACTCAAAGAATTCTTGAGAAGCTTGAAAATTATAAGAAAACTCCAATTACCGAAGAATTGGTAAAAGAAGTATTTTATATTCAAGATTTTGTTTCTGAGGTGCTCGAATAATGGCTATTAAAGTAAATATTACCGATCCTACCCCAGAACCAATCGAACAGCCAGCAAACGAGACGGTTAATATTAAGATCGTTGATCCCAATAGACAAATGCTGGAATTTAAATTAAATATGCGAAGGGCTCTGAACGGCGACTTAATGATCTTTGATCATGCTGATATTGATATCGTTGTTATGCTTGAATCAAATAAGATTGTTGCCTTTGCTAAAGATTTAATGTCCGAAGTGGTTTATGGAGCAGAGAGCCGACTATTTGATCACCTCAAGAAAAAGGGTGTTGTTGCTTTTGATTCAATTCAAGGCGGTAATGTCTACGGGTCCCTTGAGGCTAAAATTTTAGAATCAACAGAGCTTGATTCGGTCAAAGCTTCTTTATATGAAATCAGCCAATGGATGGACGGAGAGCGACCATACTTTAAAGCAATGGAAGCATACGACGATATGATGGATGATGCGTTGCTTGACCCTGATGCTGCAAATTCAACTGAACTCGGCGAAGTTCCACAAGAAACTGAAAAAGGGTCAATACCTCAAAGCGATGTATTTGGGTCTTATATTTATGGTCGGTATTCATATGAGTAGAAAATGAATATTGATAGTAGCAATATAAACATCGCAGACGATCTTAATATGGTAGAGTTTGATATGGGAATGATTTGGTTTATTTTAGCCGCATACGGACTAACACAGATTTTAGTTTATTCTAAAATATTTGAAAAAATCCGCCCCCGGAGAGACCAATACGGTCTTATTGGATATATGGCGAATTGTGCCATGTGTATGGGATTTTGGGTAGGAATGTTTTTGTTTTTCATAAACGGATGGACAGAACTATTTACTTTCAAATACTCCATTGGAAATATGTTTATATGTGGCTGGGTTGCTTCGGGAACTTCATACATATTATCTATGCTAATTAATGATGGTGGTTTAAAAATTAACAAAACAGGAGAGGACAAATGACTTGGACAACTAAATGGATGCTTCAACCAGTTCGTCGCTGCTGTTCTGGATCCTAACTCGAACGGGTTGCGCCCGTTTTTTATTTTTTAAGGAATTATAATAATGAAGATTACAAAAGAAAGATTGATAGAGATTATTAAAGAAGAATTAAACTCATTACGAGAAGGTTCATATGAGTGGAATTCAAAAGAAATGGAACAATTGAAAGCCGATTTAAAAGCAATTGGTCGTGATGATATTGTTGGAGTTCTTTTAACAAGATATCAATATGGTCCAGATGGTGAAATGGAAATGATACATAATATGGCAAAAAAGAAAGATATGGATGGGCTTGATCTTGTTTATAAAAAAGCAAAGAAAATGAATATACCTGCTAACTAAGGGACAAACTAATGAAAAAACTTTTAACAGAATTTTATGAATTATGTAAAGACGGAATCTGCCAAGATCTTTTAACCGAAAGAGAGAAAAAGGAAGTTGCCGATGGTGCCCTTTATCTTTCCGGTCGCATTCAAACTTGCGAGAAGAAGAATGGTAATGGTAGAATCTACCCCTGTAATGTTTTGAGAAGAGAAATACAAAAATATGAGAATGTTGTAAAAGACAACAGAGCATTAGGAGAACTAGATCACCCAGACGATTCAGTTATTAATCTTCGTAATGTATCTCATTTAATTACCGATATTTGGTGGGATGGTAACGATGTTATCGGAAAGATCAAAATTTTGGACACACCATCAGGCAAAGTTGTAAAAGACCTTGTTAACTCCGGTGTTAAGCTTGGTATCTCGTCAAGAGGTATGGGTTCCGTCCAAGAACAAATGGGTGCTTCTATGGTTCAAGAAGATTTTGAACTAATTTGTTTTGATATTGTATCTGAACCTTCAACACCTGATGCTTATATTTATCCCGATAATAAACCAAAAAGTATCTCCACTTCTATTTATGAGAAGAAAATTAATGAAAATAAGACCGAAATTATCGGAGACTTATTTAAAAAGATTTTAAAAGACTAATCTGAGGCAATAATGAATAAAGACGAATTGAAAAAGGTTCTCAAACCTTTAGTAAAACAATGTATCAATGAAGTATTGCTAGAAGAGGGCATTCTATCAACAGTGATAGCAGAGGTTATGAAAGGCACTGCTAGTACTCGTATTGTTGAAACAAAACAACCCAAACAAAAACCACAGATAGATAACTCAGCAGCCCAAGAAGCTAAAAGAAAGCGGCTATTGGAACAAAAACGAAAGCTTCTTGATTCTATTGGAACGGATGCTTATAACGGTGTAAATGTATTTGAGGGGACAACACCGACAAGAGCAGGCCCATCCCCAGGGCAACCACAGACACAAGGACCTCTGAGCGATATAGCACCAAGTGATCCCGGTGTTGACATCAGTTCTTTAATGGGATCCGCACACAATTGGAAAAAGGTAGTAGGTAAATAACATGGCTTGTAATTATAAAGTAAAACCTCGAAAGAATGAAAACATCGAGAGAGTAATAAAAAGATTTAATAAAAAAGTTAAGAAATTGGGTATCATTGATGAGGCCAAAGAACGTCGCCACTATATCAAGCCCTCGGAAAGAAAAAGAAAAGCCAAGAAACGATCAGATGCAAGACGCCGAAAAGAGTTAGCAAAACAAAGGAAACGAACTATTTAGTTTGTAAATAGTATTATAGGAGAGAACAAATGTCAGTATATAAGGCAGCAAGCTGGGGAAGGACAAGAGGCCCAAAAAATTTAGCAGGCCCACCATCAACTGAAGTTACATTTAGTGTTGCGGGTGACTTGTTAGGTGTTACGGCAACAACCACAGGGTATGCCACTGAAAATCAAAGATACCTTCATGTTCTAACTGAAGACAATAATGGTGGTACACCGGGAACCGTAAAGGTATATGGTTACACCCACGCTTTTCAAAGATGGTTTGAACTTCCGCAGTCATTTCAACCGGTTGGTACTAACACTGCCCCCACCGCCATTACTATTCCGGCCCCTGCTGACTCAGGCCATGCAGACCCTGCCGATATAACTCCAGATGAGAGAGAATATCGAACATATGAAATTGTTGGAGTTGATCGAGTTGCATTTGTTCGTAGCACTGCACATACGAGAGCTTTCGCTGCGTGTAGCACTTTTTAGTAGGATTATTTAATGGGTAAATTTGGTTGGGTACATATTACAGACGCACAAAAACCAGCAAAAGGACCAGACCAGTCTCTTCAATTTGCGAGTGGCTCTCTAGGGGAAATTTCTGGTAGCTCTAACTTGATGTATGATTACACTAGTGATTTTTTAGTTCTTAGTGGAAATATGGATATAAGTGGAACACTTAGGGCAAATGTTTTTGATGTTATCACTACAACTAAAACCGAAATAGACATAAGCGGAAGTACGCGCTTTGGAGATGATTCAGGCGACACTCATGTGTTCACTGGCTCAATATCTATAATTTCTGGTGGACTCAATCAACACTACTCTTCTTCTGCATCAACTTCTTACAGCTTGAATACATATGACTCCATAGTTGGCATTACATCAACATCATATGTTTCATTGACGATTCCTTCAGCTTCAGTCGCAGGTGCTGGTAAAACTTTAATAATCAAGGATGAAACTACTTCAACCAGAGCAAGTTCTAATCAAATAGCGGTCTCTGCATCCGGTGGAGAAACAATAGATGGTCAATCAGCCTATTCTCTTTCTGGCGATAGCCCAGCTTTGACTATTTATAGTAACGGCATATCAAAATGGTTTATTTATTGATATAGGGGGAAACTTGAATGGGCTACAATGTATTATCTGGTAGTGTTTCTTCTGTATCTGGTTTTATTGGCTCTGGCTCTTTCACTGGTTCTTTCGGTGGAGATGGAACAAATTTAGAAAATGTAAAACAGTTTGATCTTTTTGGAGAATCAGCCGGTGGTGTTATACCATACTACAAATCCGTATCAGGAGAAACACACTTAGAAGGCGATACTACATTCACCTTCAATCCTAATACCGACACCTTATCTTTATCTAGATTATCAGCCTCTTCGGGTATGAACTTCACGGGGCTTGCACAAGGAACAACAGCAACAACTTCTAGTGTTCTTGGTCTGGATTCAAATAACAATGTTATTTTAACCCAAGGCGGTGCAATTACGGCCTTAAATAACAATGCAACAAACCGCCTTGTTACTATAGGTTCCGCAACAACTGATCTTGATGGAGAGGCAAATCTTACATTTGATGGAAATGTTTTAAATATACAATCTGGTCTTATATTAAAACGCCGCCAGATATCTTCTACAATAACAGCCTCCGCAACAGATTATTTTATCGGAATTTCCGCATCAACAAATTTAGATATAAGATTGCCGCCTGCCTCTGCTTTATCAAGCGGTCAAGCACTTATATTTAAAGACGAGAACGGAACAGCAGGAACACACACAATTCTTATTCTTGCTTCGGGATCTCAAAAAATTGATGATTATTCAAGCATCAGATTAGAAAGCCCATTTGCCGCAGTTAATGTTTACAGCAATGGATCGGACAAATATTTTATCTTCTAATTGAGATATAAAAATATATTATTTTTTTTGTTCTAAACGACTTGCTGCTCCCTAGTTAAGTTGAGGGGATTGGTGCGTCTTGCTTTGCTTGACGTGCCTTACCTCATGCTATATTTAGGAGGAAATATATATGGCTTATAAATTTCAATTAGGTGCATACACTGCATCTGGTTCTTTGGTTCAGGAAGGTGCTGCTGAAGTTGACGCACTTACCGCTGATTCATTGAACTTACAATCAGGTGGAGTTACAAACGCTGGCGCAATCGCTGGTGCTACTTCCATCGACGGTTCTGGTGACCTTACAATGGGCACTATTACTATGTCTGGTTTCGCTGTCGATGCTGACGGTGATGTCGCTATGAAATCTTTGAAGATTGATGACGACTCATACATCGGTACAGATTCAGACTCTGACATGATCCTTTTGGATCCGGGTGCTGATATCACAATCGCTAACGATCTTGACTTCATTATCGGTAAAACTGGCGGTCTTCAATTGGCTGACGGTGCTGTTTCATCAACTGCTGCTGAATTAAACTTGCTTGACGGCGCAGCCGCCGACACAATCGTTAACAGCAAAGCTGTTATTTACGGTTCAAGCGGTGAAGTTAATGCTACTTCATACGATTTAGGTGGAAACAATATTATTAGTTCTGCTGGTAACTTCCAAGGTAACAATGCTTCTTTTGCTGAAATCACAGCTTCTGCTGATGTTTTGATTTCTGGCTCTGGTGGTGCTGCTTTGGTAACAAACGGTGCTGTTAGATTTGATGCTAACTTAGACGCTACTATTAGCCTTGCTAACGATGCTCTTTATTTTAAAGATCAAAACGACAATGGTAACTTAAAAGCTGATACTGTCGCTGACATTATGGCTCTCGTTGCTGGTAACGGTCTCGCTGCTTCTGCTGGTGTTTTGGCTGTTGGTGTTGATGATTCTTCTATCGAATTATTCTCCGATGCTGTTCGTGTTAAAGCAGGTGGTATCTCAAATGCTATGTTAGCTGACGATGCTGTCGGTGCTGACGAATTGGCTGCAAACGCTGTTGTTAATGCTTCTATTGCTGCAAATGCTGCAATCGACATGGACAAGCTTGATGGTGGTTCTTTGGCTTCTTCTTTGAGTGACCTTGCACAAGGCGACTTGATGTATGCTGGTGATATTGATGATTCTAATGCTCTTAAATCAATCACTTTCTCAGATCTTGAAGATGCTATCTTTGGTAACATCTCTGGTGATGCTACTATCGCTGCTGGTGGTGCTTTAACTATCGCTGCTCAAGCAGTTGAAAACAGCATGATTGCTGATGATGCTGTTGGTGCTGACGAATTGGCTGCAAATGCTGTCGTTAATGCCTCTGTTGCTTCAAATGCTGCTATCGATTTTAATAAAATCGCTACAAATGTTGATATGGGTGGTAACTTCACTATTGGTAACCAATCTGATGATATCGCTACTTTCAGTGGTCCAGTTGTCGTTGGTGGTAACTTGACTGTAAACGGTGCTCTTACTAGCATTAATTCTACTACAATCGAGATCACAAGTTCTTTCACTTTTGAAGGTCCGGCTGACGATCACGAAACAATTCTTACTTGTGCAACTCCGGGTGCTGATACCACTCTTAGTTTGCCAACTTTGAGTGCTGGTTCTTACTTCATCCCAGCTTTGGCTACTGCTGCAACAGATGCTTCTGCTGCTGTTACTGCTGCTGAATTCGCCCTCCTTGATGGTGCGTCTTCTGTTGAAACACCTGCTCTTGCTGATGGTGATGGTTTCTTGCACAATGATGCTGGAACAATGAAGCAAACTAACATTCTTAAGATTGCTGAGTATGCTTATGCTAAGTTCTCTGGCGATGCTACTGTTAGCTCTGCTGGTGCTTTAACTATCGCTGCTGACGCAGTTGAAGGTTCTATGCTTAATGACAATGTTATTTCTGGTCAAACTGAATTGGCTTCTGGTGCTGTTGTTGATGCTGATGAGATGATGATCTCTGACGGTGGAACACTTAAGAAAGTTGGTCTTGATAGCCTCAAAGTATACATGTCTGATGCTGCTGCTGTTGTTCAGAATGTCGCCGCTGCTGGTACTCTTGTTGTTGGAGTTAACTACTTCTCTGATATGAGTGCTGATGGTGAAGATGCTGTAACTCTTCCAGCTTCTCCAACTGTTGGACAATCTGTTAAAGTTAAGGCTCCAAGCGACTGTTCTGCTGCTCGTTATATCACAATCAACAAAGCAGGTTCTCAAACAATTGATGGTCAAGCCTCAATCCGTTTAGAATCACCATTCGCTGCTGTTGAATTGGTATATATTGCTGCTGATGCATGGAGAGTCTTCTAGGACGAACTTCTTGTTCGCCTTATTGGCTTATTTGCTGGGGGAGGGGTCTCCTCTCCCCCTTTTTTATTCGGAGGAAAGATAAAAAATGGCTTATAAATACCAAGTAGGAGAATCCATAATGAGCGGCTCCCTCACACAAGAGGGTGATGTCGATCTTTCTGGTTCTGTTAATCTCGCACTTCCTGGTCAAACTGCTGCCGTTCGCGGTGGATTGACTGTGGTAGAAGATGCTTTGTTTAGCTCTATGCTACAGATTGATGGAACTTTAGATTGCAATAGCACATCTGCTTTTCAAGGCAATGCTAGCTTTGATGCCAAGGTAACTTTCAATGGAGCGCAAGCTGGAAAAGTAACTTCTGTTACTTCTTCAACTTACACCATTGCAGCTACAGATTACTTTGTCGCTGCTAGTTCTGCTAGTAATACAATCACTATTACTTTACCTGCTGCGGCCAGCCACAGCGGAAGAGTTTTAAAGATTAAAGATGTTGGTGGAAATGCCCACAATAATAATATCACAATTGACGGAAATAGTTCTGAAACTATTGACGGTGTTGCTTCTATTATTCTTGAATCGCCTCATGCCGGTGTTACATTAGTTTGTAACGGCACAGCATGGTTTGTCCTATAAAAAAACTTATTTGTTTTTGGGGGGTTTAGGCCCCCCTTTTTTTATCTTCCGAGAATAAGGAAAAGAACAAAAATAAAACTATTTACAAATAATCAAAGCTATTATTCATAGGAGAAATCATATGGCTATTACAGATGCAAATGGGGATGCTATAAGCCCCACTGGCGGTTGGAGAATTTTATCTAACTCAACTGCAACAAAAACAATCAATTTAGGAACCGCACCTGATTCTGGTGTTGTTTGGACAATCACCGATACAGTTGGAGATGCTGGTTCTAATAATATTACAATTAATGCTACTGGTGGTCAGACCATCGGTGGAAGTGCAAGTTTAACTATTAGCACGAACAACGGTCGTGTTTCTTTGAAATCAAATGGAAGCGGCTGGACTGTTCTATCAAATTCAGTTGATGCTAACACAGGCGGCGGTGGAACCCCAAGTGGCTTTAACGTGCAGGCTCAAAAGACAAGTGCATATACGGCTTCTGCCTCAGATCTTGTTTTGGTAAATTTAGTATCAGCAGGTGCCGATATTACAGTTACGCTCCCAGCGGCTTCGGCAGATGCAGAAGTGATAGTAAAAATCGCTGGAGCAGCAAATGGTTATGTCGTCACAGTTGACGGTAACGGTTCAGAAACAATTGACGGCTCGACAACAAGAACAATGGATTCGGATAACGAAATAATGCATGTCGTCTCTGACGGCTCTAATTGGTGGAGGATAGCATAATGGGTATAATGAAAGAAAACTTTTTAAGAAATGCACACGATACAACTTTTAGCCCAACTGGTCTTTATAACTTTGTTAGCGGAAGCTTATTGACTGATTCATCAGGTAATAGTAAAACACTAACCGAAAGCGATGAGGCGGTTGACGATGTTGATTTTTCATTTGGAGCAGCCGAAGGTCTTTCACACTTTAGTTATTATCGTAATAATTCTGGCGATTTCAACTACACGGGGGCTATGTCTTATGCTTGTTTGATTTTCACAACTGGCTCAGTACCCGATAGTTCTAACAAGCATGCTCAATTGGGCTTGTGTGATAGCAATGGTGGGGGAAATGATGCAAGGTGGAGTTTGCAAATTAACAACACAGGATATCTTCGCTATGCTCATCAAAACAACGGTTCATTAAGTACAGCAGTTGTTGATAGAAAAGTTAGAGAACATTATAAATGGAATCATGTTGCTTTTACTAGAGATTCAAATGGAACTGGTATTAAAATTTATTTTAATGGCCAGCAAGTTCATAGCGAAACTTTAGGTCAAGGACCCGGTACACAAGGGACTGCATATTATTGTGTTGGCGATATTGAAAGCAACGAAACCACTAGAACAAATACAGTTGTTGTTACCTCTTGTGCGATTTACGAACAAGAGCTTTCAGCGAATCAAATTAAATATCTTGCGAGAAAGACACTCGGATATGATAGGATTAAATAAGGAGATTTATAATGTCAGTAATGAAAGAAAACTTTTTAATAAGCGCACACGATACAACTTTTAGTCCAACTGGGCTTTGGAACTTTGTAAAAGGAAGCGAACTTGTTGATTCTTCTGGTAATAGTAAAACTCTAACAGAACAAGATGCGCCGATCGATGAGGTGGATTTTGTTCCCGGTGAGGCAGAGGGTTTATCTCATTTTAGTTATTATCGCAATAGTAATACTGATTTTAAGTATACCGGTGCAATGTCTTTTTGTTGTCTATTTTATACAACAGATGACGAACCAGATTCAACATCTAAAGCACATTATTTTGTATCTTTTGATGGATCTGGTGCAGTAGGAGCTTCGATGTATGCTCTTCAAATTACAAGAATTGGTGGTGTCTTGCCATATCAAATTGGCTACGTGCACGAAAGTCAACAAGGGACATACCACAGAGTGGATACACATGCAAACATACCAACGGCTCATGATTGGCACCATGTTGCTTTTACTAGAGATTCAAACGGCACCGGTGTAAAAGTGTATTTAAATGGGAACGAAGTTGCCTCTGGGACAACCACAAAAGCACCGGGAGAAGATGTGGCACAAAATTCGGGATACTTTTCAGTAGGTAATTTATATAATTTTCCCAACACTTTGAATCCAACTTATGTTCAAACATCTTGTGCGATCTACGACCAAGAACTTACAGCAAATCAAATCAAGTATCTTGCGAGAAAAACACTAGGCTATAAAAGAGTAGATTAATGTCATATAAATATTCAAGCGGCTATCAGATAATGGGCGATATTTCTGGCTCTGATGATGCCAATAGGAATACCGGTATTGATTTTGAAGAAGATGCAATACATTTAGTAACCAATGGTACTGATAGATTTAAAATTTCTGGATCAAGTGGAGCCATAACCTTTAATGGTGCTTACACATTTCCAGTTACAGACGGACAGAACAACCAAGTTCTTCAAACAAACGGAAGTGGGCAGCTATCTTTTGCTAATGCTTCCGGCGGTGGAGGTGGTGGAGGAAGCAGCTTAACCGTCGTTTCACCAAAGACAGCAAATTATACTGCTTCTAATAACGAAGTTGTTCCTGTTAATCTTATTGGAGCATCAGGCGATGTTACAATTACTTTGCCCGCTGCTTCTTCAAATGCCCAAGTGGTTGTAAAGATATCAGGAAATGCCGAAGGCAAGACAGTCACAGTCGATGGAAATAGTTCTCAAACAATTGACGGTTCTACAACAAGGACAATGGATTCGGACAATGAAAGCATGTTCTTGATCTCCGATGGGTCCAATTGGTTGAGAATATCATAAGTATCCGAGAACTATAAAAAAATAAACTATTTATAATAAAATTTGGAGAACTTTTATGTCGTATAATCTTCTAAGCGGAAGTGTTAATTTTGAAGGTGCAACTCAAGGCACAATTGAAAATATTGTTGACACTCACTCTGATCAAACCGTATCAGGTCAGAAAACAATTAATGACTTATCTGGGTCAAGGGCGCATTTCACAAATATGTTACAGGTTGGCGGTACAAATGCTAATGATCATATTGTAAATGTTGCCGGTCCTGTAAGTGCATCAGGTAATATTTCTGGTTCTGCATTTTATGCGAATGGAGTATTATTGACTGGAGGAGGAGGTGTTGTTACTGCACTTAACAACAGAGTAGAAAGCCGTCTTGTGACCATTGGATCAACAACAACAGAACTTGACGGAGAAGCAAATTTAACTTTTAATGGAACTGTTTTAGACTTTAAGGCAACTTCAATCTCTGGCTCTGGTAACATTTCTGGTTCTGCTTTTTATGGCAACTGGGCCGGTGCGACTATTCTTGGATCTCAAGTTCAATTAGCCAGTTCCAAGGGAATACAAGATGATTCTGGTCTCGCTCTGGATGTCGCTGGTCTTGCCGTGGTCACCCCTGCCGGTGGTAACACAGTTATAATAGATCAGGGTTCTGGTGCAAAAAAATGCACTGTAACGAATTTAATGGCAAACGCACCAATATCAGATGCTAGTGCTCTTGGAAACGCTGGAAGAGTTTTGCTTGACGGCGGAATAGGAACGATCACATCAGATGCTAATTTATCATTTGCTGCCTCTACATTAACTGTTAATAGTAGTTTGAATGTTGATTCTAACACCTTGTTTGTTAGTGCCTCCAACAATAGAGTTGGTATTGGGACCGTTACTCCTGCCGCTCCTTTGGAGATTCTCAGTACTAATGCACAGTTGCAATTGTCTTATAATTCTGGAGATTATGCAACAATAAGTGTTGATGATTTTGGACACTTAACCTTTGCGCCTTCTGGCGGAAAAACAATTGTTAAAAACGATTTAATCATTCAAGACGACGTATCCTCGGACACGGTTGTTCAAATTTATGATTCGTCCGATGATGGTGTTATTGCTGGATATGCCAACAACAGTATAACCACAACAATTCATGCAAATGGTTCAACATTTTTCAATGGAGGAAATGTTGGTATAGGCACGAATACTCCAAATACGTTGCTTGAGATTTCTTCTTCCTCAGCAACTCAACTCAAGTTATCAAACCATACCGGATCAGCCGCTGAATTTACTGTTGCTGCTAATGGCGATCTCACAATAAGTCCAACTGGTAGTGCTATTTTTGATTCAAATTTAACCATTAATGGAAATAGCACACTTGGTAATGCATCGGGTGATGTTACAACAATTAATGGAACCGCTGTTACAATTCCAAATGGCTTGAATTTTAATTCAAACACTTTGGTTTTAGATCAGACTAATAAAAGAATAGGTATCAATAAAGCCACCCCAGTGGATGCTCTCCATGTAAGTGGTGCTTTTAAGGCTGAACAAGATGGTATGTATGCTTTTATGAGTGGGTCTCAATTTCAAATATCTGCATCTTCAACATTTGCCGGTGGCGGGAAGTCTCTTTTAGAAATTAGATCTCCAACGCATGCAAATCTGTTTGCTGTAGTGGAGGGTGGTATGATATCTTCTAATATTGTCCCTGCTGCTTTTAATGCAAATCTTTATATAAGCGGTGCCGCCGTTCTCGGCGCACCAGCAACGCCAATTCACAACGATAACCTTCATAGCGGATCTGTTACTTTTTACCTTGATGAGGGTAACAATAAACTTTTCTTTAGAATAAAAGATTCTATCGGACAAGTCAAATCAGGCTCAGTTGGTCTTACTTAATCTATATCGGACTTTTCTCGTTTAAAACACTATTTACTCTTGTTAATAGTATCTTAGGAGTTAAATTTAATGTCTTCAATGTTAGAACAAGCAATTGTGGATGCCGCCGCCCTTCGCGAAGCAGCCCTCAAAAACGCAGAACAATCAGTTATTGAGAAGTATGCACCAGAAATCAAAGCAGCGGTTGATTCCCTGCTGGAAAGTGATAATGTGATAACGGAACAAGAAATGGGAATGGAAGCAGCACCCGCTGCTGCTATTGAAGCACCTTTCGCCGTTGCAGATCAAAGTCCAAATCAAGAAGTTGACTTGGGTGTTGAGTTCACTTTCGACGCAGACATGTTTCTTGACTTAGGCGATCTCAAGCAAGCAGCAGCGACAGAAGAAGAGCCGCAGGCAGTTGAAGCAGAACAAGAAAGTACAGAAGAATTAATGACCGACTTAGGATTGGACGCAGAAGAAGGCGAAGAACAACCTGCTGCTGACGAAGAAGAATTAGCACTTCAAGAAATTCTTGATATGCTTTCTAAAGATACAGAAGAAGAAGTTTTAGAAGAAGAGTTGGTTGTTGATATGGGCCAAGTAAAAGATGGAACCTTTCAAACAAATGCTGGCCAATTGGCCTATGAGCAAGAAATGGAATTGGCCAAGACAGAATCAACTGAATATAAAGAAGAGAACGAGGTACTTGAAAAGAAATTGAAAGACATGAAAGAGTCCATCGAATCTTACAAGACAAAAAATAAAGAATTATATTCTGCAATAAAGCAGATTAATAACAAGTTAGAAGAATCAATGCTATCAAATGCAAAATTGATTTATTCTAACAGAATATTAGGCGATGCCTCCTTGAATGAGCGACAAAAAGATAAAATTGTTGAAGCCATCGCTAACGCAAAAACAAAAGATGAAGCAAAGGCTCTTTGTGAGACTCTTAAAGCTACAGTGGGAACCACCAAAAATGATGGTCCAAAATCACTTAGCGAGTCAGTCAACAGAAAGTCTAATTTGTCCAATATTTTGCAAAGAACAAAAAGAAGTGTTAACGAGAATAAAGATCATTCTTTCACTGATAGAATGAAAGCACTCGCTGGCATTTCTTAGACATATTTTAAGGAGGTTATCTAATGTCTATTTTGAATACACTTACAGAAGGCATAGTAAACCGTGACATGGCCAAAGAAGGCGAAGCTCTTCTCAACAAATGGTCACAAACAGGTTTACTTGAAGGTCTTCAAACTGAGAGACAAAAGCACGGAATGGCTCGTCTTTTAGAAAACCAAGCAAAGGAACTTCTTCGTGAAAGTTCTTCTATGGCTGCTGGCGACGTTGAAGGTTTCGCTGCTGTCGCTTTCCCAATCGTCCGTCGTGTTTTCGCTGGATTGATTGCTAACGACTTGGTATCAGTTCAACCAATGAGCTTACCATCAGGTCTTATTTTCTTCCTAGATTTCACATTTAGTCCGAATCTTGGAGCAGATACTATTACTGCTAGACTTGGTAACGCTGTAAATAAATCAATTTACGGTACAGATCAAGTTGGTAAAGACATCATTTCTGGTGTTGATCTTTTACCAGGTAACAAAGCTGATTTTGGCGGCCCTGGTCGTGAAGGTCGTGTTGGTTATGCTTATGGCTCACCAACTGGATCAAATGCTGCTGCAACACACATTTCATTTATAAAATGTCACCGAGCATTCAACTTAAATGGTAGTGTCACAGAAGCAAACAAAAAACTTATCCAGTATGACCCAGACCTTTTGTCTTTGACAGATGGAACTGGTATTTGTATTGTTGATATTTTGGAATCCGCACACACATCATCTAATGGCGCAATGACACCTGATTTTGATAACATGAGTGCATTTGTAATTGGCGATGCTGCACTTGGTAATGCTGTTGAGACTCAAGCCAATGGTGATATTACTGTTGTAAGACGTCTTACTTCTCGCGTTGCTGCTGCTAATACTAACCTTTCAGCTTCTGCAATTCGTTATGTAGCAGTTGAGGCTCTCGGAGTCAGTTCCGTTGTCGCTACCGCTGCTGCCGCTGCTTCTGCTGACTTGGCCGCTGGTGCTTTGGAATTCCCAGTTATTGACTTGCTCAATGCTGGTGCTGCTTTAGGTTCAGTTAACACAGATGCTAATGCTTATGGATTGGAAGGCGAAGCCCGAATTCCTGAGATTGACATCAAAGTTGACAGTACAGCTATTACAGCGCAAACCAAGAAATTGAAAGCCAAGTGGACTCCAGAATTGGGTCAAGACTTGAATGCTTATCACAACTTGGATGCTGAAGTTGAATTGACTTCTATCCTTTCAGAGCAAATTGCTTTGGAAATTGACCGCGAGATCCTTGCTGACCTCGTTAACGGTGCAACTGCTGGTACTTATTACTGGTCACGTTCTCCTGGTCTTTTTGTTGACCGTACTACTGGTCTTGAATTGGGTGCAACTTCTGCTGCTCCTGACTTCACAGGTACTGTTAGCGAATGGTACGAGACTTTGATTGAAACTATCAATGATGTTTCTGCTCAAATTCACCGTAAGACACTTCGTGGCGGCGCAAACTTTGTTGTTTGTTCACCAGAAGTTGCTAATGTACTTGAGTTCACCGCTGGTTTCCGTGCCAATGTTACTGCTGATGCAGACAAAGGCGAAATCGGAGCACAAAAAGTTGGTTCTTTGAGTCGCAAGTTTGATGTTATCGTGGATCCTTATTTCCCTCGTAATGTTGTTCTTGTTGGTCGTAAGGGTAGCTCTTTCCTTGAAAGTGGCTATGTATATGCTCCTTATGTACCTCTCCAAGTTACACCAACTATCTTCGGTGTTGAGGACTTTGTACCTCGCAAGGGCGTAATGACTCGTTATGCCAAGAAGATGGTTCGTCCTGACATGTACGGTCTTGTTATCGTTCGTGGATTGAATGGTGAGTCTGGTTCCTAGAAATTAACTTAGGATAAATAAATGCCCTCGATGATTTATTTCATCGGGGGTTTTTCTTTTTGAACATACTATTTACTATTGATCGCATAGAGCGAATATATATTTTTAGGAGATATTAACTATGTCAAAGAGCGCAAGAAGTGCAAGAGTCGCAAGTCGTCAAAGAATGGAAACGATTTCTGCGAGCAAAACAATTGAAACTGCTGAAACCGGTGAGACCTATTTGATTAGTGCTTTATGCACCATCACCCTTCCAGCGGTACAAGACGGAGCGTATTTTAAATTTATTATTAAAGATGATTTGGCTGGTCTTAACTCCGCTAATCTTGTAATTAAAACAGGAACCACTGCAACAGAAAAAATGGCTGGCTATGGTGTAAGAACCCTTCTAAACGGAAACTACAGTAGTCATGTTCCGTGCCCAACCGCTGGTGCTGCAAAGCTTGGTGAGAATCACCACACATTAACTTTTGCTGATGGAGCTGGCGATACACACTTGCTTATGGCTGGTAGCTCAATTGAGTGTGTTTGTGATGGGACTGGCTGGTATGTAAGATATGATTTCTTGACAAACCACACAAGCAACATTACTGCTGTATTCTCTGGATCATAGGAAATATTTCCACTTATTAAGACTAAGCTCACTTCGGTGGGCTTTTTCTATTTGAGACTAATTATTTTATATTTAAGGAGAATATTATGGGTAGAAGATCCAAAAGAAAAAAGTTAATTATTAGAAAATTAAATGCTGGACAAGAAGTCCCAGATCAAGACCTTATTAGAAATGGCCTTGGTAGAATCGTAGAAGAAAACTCCGTAAGAATTCAAAAATTGAAAGAAGCACAAGAAGCCGAAGCCAAAGCAGCTAAACTCAAAGCCGAAGCTGAAGCTGCTGAACTCAGAGCCAAAGAAGAAGCAAAGAAAGAAGCCGAAGCAAAAGCAAAAAAAGCAACCCCAGTTAAAAAAAGCTTTCGCAAAAAAGCAACAAAGACAACTACAAAGAAGAGATAGAAGCTTTCCCATTCTGGAAACTATTTAATCTTGATTGGGGGATTTATGTATGTCAATACCAACTTTAACACCAGCTTCTACTAAGAGTGCTATAGTGCTACCAGAGACCGGTAGTACAGCAAATGTTGTTGCTGGGCTTCCGCTTGGAGTTTATTCTGGCTCGGTTCACTTTGTAACCGGTGCAGCTAAACAAGTTAACTTTACTTATAAAAAATTAGGTGGCGATGTTCTGGACATTGAACTGACCGAACAGAACGTTTATGCCAATTATGAGGAAGCAGTATTAGAATATTCTTATTTAGTAAACATACATCAATCAAAAAACACTCTAGGATCAATGCTAGGGGCGCAAACAGCAAGTTTCGACCACAAAGGGGAGGTAACTACTGGCCCTGAAGATGTAGCTCTTAAATACCCAAAATATTCCTTTGAAGCGGCATTTCGTATTGCCGATGCATATTCAACAGAAGCAGTTGTAGGAGGAAGACAGACAATATATTCTGCTTCTTTTGCAACAGTATCTGACGAGCAAGATTATGACTTACAAACCATTGTATCTGAATCAGCGGCAACAGACACAGGTGCTCCTTACTATAATAAAGTTGATGGCCGAAGAGTCAAGATTCATCAAGTTTATTATATAACTCCTCGACAGATGTGGAGATTTTATGGATATTATGGTGGCCTAAATGTCGTTGGAAATATGAACACTTACGGACAATATTCAGATGATTCTTCTTTTCAAGTAATCCCAGTATGGCAAAATAAAATACAAGCCATTCAATATGAGGATCATTTGTATACTAGAACTTCTCACTATTCATATGAAATTATTAATAACAAATTAAGGTTATATCCTATACCAGATAGTGTCTCCCCTCAGAGTTTTTGGTTTAGGTTTTCAATTGAAAAAGAAAAAGAACCATGGGAAGACGATTATGAGTCTGGGCAAAACGGAATCAATAATATGAATACGCTTCCTTTTGAAAATCTTCCTTATGAAAATATTAATTCAATTGGTAAGCAATGGATCCGCAGATTTTCTCTTGCTTTATCTAAGGAGACGTTGGGACAGATTAGAGGAAAATTTGGAGGGTCTATACCGATCCCCGGAGATAATATTAGTCTAAACGCTTCTGACTTACTGTCTCAAGCAAAAGACGAACAACAGACTCTAAGAGAAGAATTAAAGACCCAGTTGGATGAAATGACCTATCCAAAGCTTCTTGCCACTGACTCTGAGATGTCTGATAATGCTCAAAATGTTGTTGGCAAAACGCCCTTGAAGATTTTCGTAGGATAAATAAATGGCAGATAAGTGGAAAAAAGCAGCCCAACCTCCTCCTCCAATGTTTCTTGGAGAGAAAGAAAGAGATCTGGTAAAACAAGTAAATGACGAAATCATTGAAAGAGTTATCGGACAACAGGTGCTTTATTTTCCAATTGATATAGAACACACAAATTACCATCCTCTTTATGGCGAGGCTATAGAAAAAACTTTCTTACCACCAGTTAGAGTATTCGCTCTTGTTGAATACGGTGGAGAAGAAACAAGCTTCTTATCCAATATCGCAGTTGATGCAATGGAAAAGATAACCGTTAAATTCCACAGAAGGAGATTAACTGAAGACCAAGACTTAGAAGTTAGAGTTGGTGATTTTGTTAGATATGGCGATATTTACTACGAGATCATGAAAAAATCTGAACCCAAACATTTGTTTGGACAACCAGAGCATGAGTTTGAAACAGTAGCAGAGTGTATTAGAGCAAGAGACGGATTATTCAATGCAAGTTAAAGAAATAATATTTGACCCCTCAACGATTGAAACAATTGATATGGGGCTTTATAATTGGGCAGATAATACCCTCGCTTTACATACAACAACTAACGAAGGTTGGAAGAAAGTCCCAGTTATTTGGCTTGGATCCGAAAGGGCATTTCAGGTCAAAAAAGACGAACTTTTAAGAGACGGTGACGACAGATTGAAACTCCCTATAATTTCTGTAACCCGTGAATCGATCACAAAAGACCCAACTTTCAAGGGTAGATTTCAAGCTCATTATCCCGAAAAGGACGACTATAAAGGCGGCACAGTTACAATCACACGAAGAATACAGCAAGAGAAAACAAGAAACTTCACTAATGCTGATATTGCGAGATTATTAAAGGACAGTAGAGAAACTGGTCCACAATTGAACAACAAGCACAAGACCGTATATCAAGAAATAACGATTCCTGTGCCTTCATATGTTACTGTAATGTATAGTATTATCATAAGAACGGAATATCAGCAGCAAATGAACGACTTAGTTGCCCCTTTTATCACTAAAACGGGAAATATCAATGGCTTTTTCTTCGAACAAGACGGCTATAAATACGAAGGCTTCATTCAACCTGATTTTACAGAAGTTAAAAATGTTAAGGATCTGGGCGACGACGAGCGAATGTTCGAGACAATTGTGCAAATTAAAGTGCTTGGATATTTGATTGGAGAAGGCAAGAATCGAGAGCGTCCAAAAGTCACAATCAGAGAGAATTATGTTAAAATTCGGGTATCTAGAGAGCGGGTTATCGTTGGAGACAAGATTCCCTGGAAAGAAAAAGACAACGATTACAGAGAATAGGTTTTTAGACTAAAACAATACTATTTACTGTGAGTTAATTATTTAAAGCAGAGTATTTTAATGCCTAGAAAGTTTGATTTCGTTTCACCTGGAGTTCAGATCACAGAGATTGATCAGAGTAAAATTGAAGCTCCGTTGCAAGACGATGGTTTATTAGTTATTGGCCGTTCACCAAGTGGACCGGCTCTCAAGCCGATTAAGGTTAATAGTTTAGAAAATTTCACTGATGTATTTGGAAAGCCAGTTAGTGGCAAAGGCACAATCAATGATGATGTTTGGCGTGATGGTAACAACCAAGGCCCTACATATGCGATGTATGCTGCCCAAGCATGGTTGGCATCAAACACATCTCCTGTTACATTTGTGCGCCTTCTTGGTGAAGATTCACCAAGCCAAGCCGACGGCTATGTTAAAGCTGGTTGGGATCTTGGAGGCGCAGACTTAGAAGCGGCCCCAGCGTCTAATGGAACTGCTTATGGGTTATTTATAGTTCCTTCTGGCTCCGGAGGCTCGCAGCTTAATGGAACACTAGCGGCAGTTTTTTATACAACAGGTTCGGCACTTACTTTAAGTGGAACTCTAGCAGGTACTGGTGGAACAGTTACTACTTCTTCCGCTGGTGCCCTTATTGAGTCTATCTCAACAGCAGGAAAACCTGCAACCTTTAAAATAGAAGTATCAACTGATGCTGCTGCCGTTGCCCCTGCATCTTGGAGTCCTGCTGAATCATTGGTATTCCACCTAGACCCAGATGAGAAAACAAACTATATTAGAAATGTTTTAAACACAAATCCGCAAAAAACCTATTCAACTAATTTTGCTGCTGGTCAGGCAAAAAATTATTTTGTTGGAGAAACATATGAAGAAGCAGTTAGCCGCTTGATAACAAGCCCAGGTGGCACAGCCGCCACCGCTGGTCAACAATATGGTTTATTGCTACCATTGCAATCAGGTTCGCTTGCTGCCAATAACCTGTTATACCACACGGCACAAGCAACTACCTCAAAGACCGGTTGGGTCATCAATCGTGATCCTGCTCCCACAGTAGATACTGCAAACTTTGCTTCTGATAAGCAATCAAAACTTTTTCGTTTGGTTGCTCTAAGTGAAGGCGATTGGTTTGAGAAAAATTACTATATTGCAGTTGAAGATCTACAACTCGGATCAGTTAAGAATCCAAATTCATCTTTTTCAATCACAGTTCGTAACTTAAATGACGATATAGTAGAGCAATTTTCAAACCTAAACCTTGACGAATCCTCAGAAGACTTTGTAGGAAAGAGATTAGGCGATCAATTTCAAACCTGGGACAATAACAAAGAGCGGTATGAATTATATGGAGAGTATCCAAATCAATCAGATTACATTCGTATAGAAATGGCTGATGACTGGAAAGCTACAATCGATGATGCATACAAGATTCCTTGGGGATTCTTTGGCCCAGTCCATCAAAAAGGTTTTTCTATTGTTTCTGGTAGTGGTGCAAATCTTCTTCCCGAAGGTACATTACTTGCTAACGCAACAGCAGCGACTGGTCTTTATGCTAAAGCTGCCGCCGCTGGTGTTCCTTATTTTAGTGGAGACGCAGCTAATGCTATTTTCTACGGTCTCGGAACGGAAGACGCAACAGTGGAATTAACAATGTCTTTCTCTACTCCAAGATTAAAATTAACAGAACAAAATACAGCAAGGGCTGGTTCAAATTACCTTGCAAAAGATCTTTTTGGATTAAAGCACAAGTTTGCTTCTAAAAACGAAAGAAATACTTTAAGTGATAGAAGTTATATTGATCTACTTCGTTACCAAGGCGGTGGAATAGATCTACACAATGCTGCTGATGCAACACAATATTCTTTTGTATTTTCTTTAGATGAAGTTAGAAAACTTGATGGTAAATTTTATTGGGCCTCTGGGTCTCATGCAACCGGTCATGCCGAAACAGCAGCTTCAGGATCACAATCACTATTGACTGACGGTGTTCGCAAGTTTGCTCTTCCAATGTTTGGTGGATTTGACGGTCTTGATATAACACAAGTAGATCCATTTTCAAATAAAAATGTTTTAGATGTTACTAGTCGCGATGACACTACGCACTATGCTAATTATTCAATTAAGAAAGCAATTGATTCTATATCAGATAGTGAAGTAGTAGCTTATGATGTTGTTTCTATTCCTGGCCTCACAAACACAGCACTAAGTAATCAATTACTTTCCGACGTTGAAGATCGTGGCGATGCATTAGCGATTATTGATTTGGATGATGAATACAAAGAAACATACGAAAATTCAGGTACAAGAACCGGTGGTTCAATTAATGATGTTAAAGCCACTGCTCGCACTAGAGATTTAAACACTAGCTACGCAGCCACTTACTACCCAAGAGTTCGTATGCGCGATACACTTTCTGGAAACGGTGATGTATTTGTCGCTCCTGCTTCTGTAGCTGGCCTTGGAGCTTTGGCTTTCTCTGACGCAAATTCAGAAGGACCTTGGTTCGCACCTGCTGGGTTCAATCGTGGTGGTATCTCTATCCTTGGTGGAAATGACGGCCCTCGCGTTGTCGGAACTTGGAAGAACCTTCCAAAAGCAGATCGCGATGAACTATATGAATTAAATATCAACCCAATCGCACGATTCCCAGCAGTTGGAGAAATTGTAATCTTCGGTCAGAAGACACTGCAACAAACTCCTTCCGCATTGGACAGGATCAATGTAAGACGATTGATGATTTACCTCAAGAAGAGAGTTGGAGCAATTGCAGATACTATTCTTTTTGATCAAAATGTTCAAGCAACATGGTCACGTTTCAAGTCAAGTGCTGATTTGATCTTGGCTGATGTCCAAGCAAGATTTGGAATCACAGAATACAAGCTTATTCTAGACGAAACAACTACGACACCTTCTTTGGTTGATCAAAACATTTTATATGCTAAGATTTTCGTCAAGCCAGCAAGAGCAATAGAATTTATTGCAATTGATTTTGTTATCACAAGATCAGGCGTTCAATTCTAGAGTAGAAACTAATTAAGTTATAATAAGGAGAAAACAAATTATGGCATTTTGGAGCAGCCACACATCAGAGGCAAAAAGAAATTATAGATTTAAAGTTACTATGATCCCTTTCGGACAAGCTAACTCTATCGTATGGTGGGCAAAAACAGCCACTCTTCCTTCATTTGATGTTTCAGAAGTTGAACACAATCATATGGATAATAAATATTACTTCCCAGGGAGAGTCTCTTGGTCAGAGGTCTCATTGACTCTTGTTGATCCTATTTCTCCCGATGCAACCGACTTATTAAATAAGATGCTTGTAGACAGTGGATATATCGTACCTGCAAACGAAGGTGCCGCAGCAAACAAGCCTTCTATTTCCAAGAAGAAAGCCGCTGGCTTAGGATTGGTTAAGATTGAAGTCTTAGACGCTGAAGGAAAAGAAATTGAAATTTGGGAATTGAAAAATCCGTTCATTAAGTCTGCTAAGTTTGGCGATCTAGACTATAGTAGCGACGATTTGAAACAAATTGATATGACTCTTCGTTATGATTGGGCAACTTGTACTGGCGGTGCCGGTGCAGATACACGATTTGAAGCTAAAAGTTAATTCAATAAGAGGTTTAAATGGCTTTTTGGAGTAACAAGGACGCAAGTCCCGCAAGAAAATACAGATTTAAAGTAGGAACAACTCAGAATATCAATTGGTGGTACGCTAATTCTGTTACTTTGCCTTCATTTGAGATCAATACTAATGAATATCAACTTTTAAATCAAAAGTTTAAGTATCCTGGTGTACCCACTTGGAATGATGTGACCATTAGTATTGTCGATGTTGCTTCCGCTGTTGAAGAAGTTAAAAAGGTGTTGGTTTCTAAAGATTTTAATTTTCTCCAAGAGGAGGGGATTTTAAAGATAGAATCAGTTACAAAGAAAAAAACCACCCCCGCCGCCGCCGGAGTAGCCGCCACCACCACCGCTGCTGCAAAAGTATCTAATTTTGTAATAGAACAAATGAAGGACGATGGTACTACATTAAGAACTTGGACATTGGTAAATTCATTCATTAAGTCTGTTAATTATGGCGATTTAGATTATAGCAGCGATGACCTGGTTTCAATAGAAATAACTGTCGCTTATGATTATGCGACAACAGAAAAATAATTTTAAAGAGGTGAAAATTGAGTAGAAACAATATGGGACGAACTGGAGCAGTCCCTCAAGCAGAGGCTCCAACCCCAGAGACAACAAGTGTTCAGAGCCCAATGCATTTTGTTGCACCAACAGAGTTTGTTGATCTTCCCTCGAAGGGTTTAGGTTACGATAGTAGTCACCCAATGCATGGCCAAGATACGATTGAAATTCGTTACATGACAGCTAAAGATGAGGATATATTAACCTCTAAAACGCTTCTAAAGAAAGGGATTGCTATTGAAAGGCTCTTAGATAATATAATTGTAAATAAGAATTTTAAAGCCTCTTCGTTGCTTGTTGGTGACCGAAATGCTATTATTATCGCCGCCCGTATTTCAGGATATGGAGCAGATTACGTCACAAGAGTAAGCTGCCCAGCATGTGGTGACACCTCAGACTTTAATTTTGATCTAACTAATACAAAGACTCACGAAACAACATTAGACGAAAATTTAGGAGTGAGTCAAACACCAGAAGGCAATTTTAAAGTCACAATGCCTCTGTCTAAATACGAAGTACACTTTAAATTACTCAAAGGTAAGGACGAAATATATCTGTCCCAACTTTCAACAAATAAAGCAAAAGGCAAATTATTAGAGTCTGCCTTGACAGATCAATATAAAAGAATGATTGTTTCAGTGGCTGGCTATACTGAACAAGAAGTCATTAATCAGTTTGTTAATAATTTACCTACAAGAGATTCAAGATTTCTTAGGTCTTGCTACAAAGCAGTTAATCCCGATGTCAAGGTTATTGACGACTATTCTTGTACCGCATGCGGCTTTGAGCAAGAATTGGAGGTGCCCTTTGGGGCTGACTTTTTTTGGCCTGACCGATAAATATGTTGAGGCTATTTATGAGCAGTTTTTTCTTTTAAAACATCATGGTGGTTGGTCTTTTATGGAGGCTTACAATTTACCTGTTGGATTAAGATTGTGGTTTTTAAAGAGACTGCAAAAACAATTCAAAGACGAGAAAAAAGAAATAGATAAAGCTCATAAGCGAAGATAAATAATGCCCTTTGGGGCATTTTTTTATTAAAACTATTTACTACAATTGGGGAGATAATTTATATGTTAGTAATTGATTTATCAGAAAGGAAACTTCTTAAAGAGACATGGATGGAGATGTTAGGGTCTTGGTCTAAATCTTTATTAAAAATGATGTATGGAGACGATGTTAAGGTTGTCGCTAACGTCAATGAAGAAGAGGCTGCCGGTCCTAAATTTATTATTCGTGGAAAGCACAAAGATGTTAAATCATATGCTCAAGCCATTGTAGCCGAGAAGGGATATCTTGATGTTTATTCTCGTTATGGTAAAGAACACTTTCAAACTGTAAAAGCTCGCGAAGAACTAAATACAGCAGTACAGAACTTTGAAAATACAACAGGATTATTGTGGCCTTTCAAAGACGAGGGTTAATGAGTGACTGAAATTGAAAGAATTGAAAAACTGAACAAAGCTAAAGCTGAAGGTACGATTACTAGCGATCAGTATACCGAGGGCATGAGAAAGCTTTTTAAAGCAACAAAAGAAGTTTCAACAGAGACAGCAAAAGCAACAGCCGCACAAATGGAAATGGCGAAAACCTTTGGTGACACCATTGGTCAGCTTGATGCCGCTCGCACTCTTTTAAAAGATTATGAAAAGCTTAACGCGCAAGCCGTGTTAACAACTGAAGCGAAAACAGAAGCTGAAAGACAAGCAATTGAAATGCAACGAGCCCAAATCGCTGCGCTTAAAGACGCCGCTGACGCCGCCAAAGAGTATATAGAAGAAATTGAAGCTATGGGTCCCGGCTATGAAGAGGCTCTGAGAAAAGGTCAGCCGTTTTTTGAAGATATGGCCACGAAAATGGGGCTTTTATCCAAGGGCAGTAATAAATTTTTAAGACAAATTTACGAACTCGGAGCCGCAGCCAAGAAAGAAGGTGGACTTAAAGGTCTTGCAAAAGGGTTCACAAATGTATTTAACGCTGCTAACATTAGCGTATCAATTATTAGTAAAATAGCAGAAGCTACAATAGCTCAAGCCACCGCTGTTGACAAAGCAGGCGCAGCTTATGCGAAATCAACTGGTTTCGGTCGTGAGTTTGATGGAATGCTTAGTGCGACAAATGATAGCATGAAAAGGTTCAATGTAAGTGCAGAAGACGTTGGTAAGGGTTTAGTATCCTTAAGAACAGGACTGTCTCAATTTGCTGAATTATCAGCATCGACGCAACAAAATTTATTAGGTACTGTTGTTGGGCTTGAAAAACTAGGCGTTGCCGCAGACGACTCAGCACAAACGCTGAACAACTTGACCAAAGGCTTAGGAATGTCTGAAACGGCAGCCAATAACCTGACAAGAGAAATTGCTTTATCGGGACAAGCTCTTGGAATGACCGCAAGCAAAATAACAAAAGAGTTTAATTCTTCTCTTGCTACACTTGCCGTTTACGGTGATAAAGCACCAGAAGTATTTATGAAGATAGCCTCAATGGCCCAAGTCGCAGGTGTTGAAGTCAACACGTTATTGGGCATTGCAAACAAATTTGATACTTTTGCTGATTCGGCACAAACCGCAGCTAAAATGAATGCTATTTTGGGAACAAGCTTTTCTGGCGTGAACATGATGATGATGGATCATGGACAAAGAGTTGAAGAAGTTATTAAAGGAATGCAGGCAACCGGGACATCCTTTAAAAATCTTGACAAATTCACACAACAAGCAATTGCCGCTCAGTTGGGCATTAAAGACATGGCTCAAGCAAATAAGATTCTTGGTATGAGTTTGGGTGCATACAGGGATATGCAATCTCAACAGAAAGCAGCCGATAAAACCGCAGAAGCAATGGCAAAAAAAATGAAAGCAGCAATGTCCATTGTTGACGAATTAAAACAAATCATGGCCGCTTTCGCAATTGATGTGCAACCTATAATACCATTTATCAAAAAAGTAGCAGAAGGGTTCGCAGGGTTTTTAAATTTTTTAAAAGATTTTCACCCCTTGACTGTTCTTGTGAGCGCAGGGTTTATTTTTATAACCTCAAAGGGTCTTCTTGCTGCCGGTATGGTTAAGGTATTTGGTAAAGTAGCCGGAAGTTCAGCCCCAAAAGTAGCGGCACTTGGAGCTTCAATGGGCACGCTTGGGTTTTCAATGTTAGGTGTGGGAATTGGTGCCGCATTAATAGCAGGCAGTATTGCTCTTATGTTTAAAGTTATATTTGACGGATTAGTGGCCTTGGCTGAATTAGATGCAAGTTTTATTAGTATAGGCTTCTCTATGGTGGGCTTTGGTGCTGGACTTTATCTTGTGGCTAGCGCAGTCGGCGTTCTTACGGCAGCATTTGCAGGTCTTGGTACAATTGGTTCTATTGGTGCAACCGTCTTTGTTGGCGTCTTGACGGCAATGGCCGCCGCCGCCACCGCCGTTGGATTTATAATCAACAGTGTAGGAAAAAACTCAGACATTGTTACAAGAATGGCAACAAGCTTGAAAGAAGTCGCCGCGATGGCACTAGATATCAGAGCAGCTTTTAGCGCAATAGGTGAAGGACTAAGCGTCTCGCAATCAGCATTGGATAATTTAGAGTCTCAATCCGGTGCAAAAATATCTTCAGTATTGGCTAATGTGGCTCTTATTACAACCGGTCAAGCCGCTGGTGAAATGAACCAAGGTGGTGCTGGTGCAGCATTGAGTAGAAACCTCGGCAGCTTCATCGATAGTGTTGGGGGTTATTTCTCAGGTGAAAAAGACAAAGATAAGTCAATGATGATTCAACTTGACGGTCCAGCTACAACTGAACTTTTAGAAGGAATGATCGCTAAGGGTCACATAAAATCAGGAACATAAAATGTCAATATCAAAATTTTACGAAACATCAGTAACAGCAATTGCAGATAACAAACAAGCAAAATTAACAATTAAAAGCAAACTAAATGGTGCTGAAGTGGTGGTTCCTGCGTTTTTAACCTCTTTCACGCAAACCTTTACTTCCAATTGGAATGAAGAAGAAGTATACGGCAGAATGGATCCAATCGCCACATTTCAAGGCACTAGACGAAGCATTTCATTAGGCTTTGATTTGCCTGCTGCAAATCTTGACGTAGCAAAGGATAATTTGAACCAATGTGATAAGTTGGCTCAATTTCTATATCCTGGTTATGTAGACGGAAAAGGAAAGGGAAAGGATAAACTCATATCTCGTCCTCCTTTGGTATCTGTTAAATTTGCAAACTTAATTTCTGAGGGAAGTAAGGCACAACTTGGTTATTTGTCTGGGCTTGAGTGGACACCGGTTTTAGAAATGGGTATGTTTACTTCTTCAAACAGTCTTTATCCAAAAGTCATTTCATTGTCTTTTACACTTAATGTGCTACACCAGGCGACCAAAGGTCTTGGTAAGGATAACAAGTGGATAAAAGGATCAGATACCTTTTTTGGTAAATAACACAGAGAACAATTATGTCAAGATACAACAAAAGAAGAATAGCAATAAACTCTGATGAGCAATACAAAAACCTCCTTGATAAAAGAGGTCAAAGATCAATAGAGCAATACAGAACTCTAGAGAAAGAAGTCTTAGAACAAGAGGTTTATGACTCTATTGAGACCGTAAATTATGTTTGGAAGTATGGAGACATGTATTGGAAACTATCTTCTCTTTACTATGGAGATCCTCAATATTGGTGGGTTATTGCCTCTTTCAATAAGAAGCCCACAGAGTCACATAATAAAATTGGAGATACAATTAAAATACCAGTTAGTTTGGCTGATGCTTTACAGGTGGTGGAATAATGACTGTAGACCCAAGAGATTCTCGTTTTTTAAGAGAACTTAAAAAATGGATTGAACAAGGTCCAGCCAAAATCGGTACTATTGAGTTTTATCAAGCCACGCTTGATAGAGATGCCGGGAAATCAGGCACCGAGTCTTGGCCCAAGAGTGGAGACAATATCGACCCCGCAGCAGCAGCAGCAGGTAAAGACTCAGGGTATTATAATGCTTCAATTGGTGGGCTTCAGATCGGTATGTATTTGCAGTCTTTGCTTTATAAAAACAGTGAAATAGATAAAGTAAAAGGCTTCTTTAATGATCCTATTTTTATAGCATATTTGTTGCAAACATATAGTCAAGTAAAAGTTTTTAGCAACGGGAATACTGAGGTTCAAACTGTTAATATACCAGAGGAATACAGGGTATCAAAGGTCGCAGGCAAACAATTTAATGCTTTGCTTGAATCGGCCGGTCTTGCCCAAAATATTTTTTATTCTGCTATAAACAACAGTACATTCAAGTACGGAGTCTTTTTTAATAAATCAGATTATGAGAAATATGACGACTTTTTCAGAGGAAGGCTACCGCCTGTAATATTTGGTGGGCTGCCCAAAAGCATAGAAGACAATGGCTTTACATATTTAAATTACATTTTCAGAGACCATTTAGAGAAAAAAGGAAGCCCAGACACTTGGACCTCTGGTGAAAGAAAATTGTTTCTTTTAATGAGTGGTAAGCGTTACGCCGAAAATGATGTTGCTTATCTAAACATCATGGACGCAGGCCCCGGTAAGAAAAAGTACGTCAACGTGCTTCCATTAAAGGATTTTTGGGATAAACACTACAGCAAAACTAATGAATTAGAAAGAGACACAGGGAATATAGGCTCCAGTTTGGGAGACTTGTTGGGCGAATCGTTTACATTACAAACTTTCGCTAAGTATATATCTCATGGTTCCCCCGGATCTCCAGAGGGATATGTAGCAATACCTCAATATAGCGAGAGATATAGTAACAGCGGCTCAAGAACAGGGCTCGCTCCGTTTATGGTAAAATTCAGCCCAGATCAATTGACTCTTGCTTTCCCTCCTCTTACATATAAAGATACACCAAGGGTTGACGATGGAGTACAGGCTGGTCCATTCGATGCCTTCATAGAAAAGGGCGGCCCCCCTGAAGCTCTATTCACTGGCTACTATCCAAATTTAAAAGTCAACTCGGCATTTAGATTTCTTAAGAATCCTGCAATTATTCCATTGGAAAGGTTTGAACAATTAAAAGACTCAGGAATTGAATTCTTACCACAGTCGATAAAGACATATAAAAGCCCAATTACTCGCCCACCAAAGTCTGAAGACTCAATCACCCTGACGGCTATTTTGGAAGCAGATATTGCAAATAGAGTAAAGATAAACAATGCCCCAGGACCAACGGTTTCAAAATTATTGGACATTCCAAAAGAAAATACAATTTTAGATTATGATCCCGATAAACACGGCGATAAATTAGCGCAACAAATAGTCTCTGCCGCCTCAAGAGAAATTAGTCAAGGAACCGGCGGCGGCAGCGTTGTTGTTTCTGGTCAATTACCCGCTACCCTGACCTTTGCACCTTTAAAATTTGCCATTAAGGTTGTTAATGAGGAATGGGATAAGCTCAACAAAAGAGTTGATAAGTTTAATGAAATAGATAAAAATACAACCGAAGAAGAGCGAGATGAAGCCCTTAAAACTTCTGGGTTAACCTTGCAACCTTGGTCTCCCGATCCAAACTCGTCGCAGTCACAAGACAATTTTCTCATACAATTGTGGAAAGACGCAGTTAATATTGCTAGTGCAAAAGTAGCCCAATGGTTACTGATACAAGAATCAACTAAAGAAGTTGTAATTCGATGGACGGTTGTTAAAAACTTAGTGAGAGAACGAAAAACCAACGATCAGATAGCAGATATTCTAAAACAAGCAAAGCTTGACGCCAATACTCCCTCCGACCAAGCCGATGTTTATAAAGGAGCAGGAATACCAGCAGCCCCCGCTGCACCACCACCGCCTTTAGACCCAGACGAAGCCCGAAGGAGAATGGAAGAGAGAAGAAAAAACATCGACCAGTGTTTATTATCAACCAACATTGAGCCATTAAAAATTGCATACCACAATTTGATTAAAGACGAAATGAAAAAATTTGTAACTGATGAAGAATTCTTTACAATACACAGAACAGCCGCAAAATCTGTATCATTGAGCCCTGAGCCTTTTGGTGGAAGGTTTCACCTCCTACAGCATAGTGAAGGAAAACACACTTCTATACCCAATCTTTTAACAGCTTCACCAGGAAATGACCTAAGACCATTCCTCGATATAACACCAGATCTTATGAGTGCTCTAATACCTAAAATAAGATTGTTCAGGGTTACAGCAGATGTTGATGGTTCAGATATAGAAACAGAATTTATTTTTAAAAACTTTGTTTCCCCAAATGAAGTGAAAAGCCTCTCTAATGCGAATCAAATACAAAAAGGACAAGGCGGCGGGATTAAAAGTTTTTCCTTTAGTTATGAAGGTGGAACTCCCGCAACTGCAAAAAAAGATATTAATGCGGAATTGGTATTGTTTTTTCAATCTTTTAATGAACTAACAAAACAAAGAGTATCCTCTGGGACATCATATAGATATATTGATTTGTTGTTGTATCCTAACACTGCTAACAATAAACCAAATAAAAAAATACCAACTGATGGAGCGATTCACGCTAATCAATATAATCCAACAAACTTTAGAATTAGAGCAGACGTTGGGTGGTATCCTAGGAGCGATAAAGAGTTCAAAGATTTGTTGCAAAGTAGAAACATTAAGCTTGAAGATTTTAACAAGGCTATAGGTAAGATAAATAAAACATTTCTTCTCAATATGATAGATCATGATATTGACTTTAGAAACGACGGCTCTGTAGAGATTAAAATTTCATATGCTGCTTATATAGAATCGCAGTTGAGATCCACACTAATGAACGCTCTTTCAACTCCGCAAATAGAAGCATTTAAGTTAAGAGAAAGAAAGCAGATACAAAAGCTATTAGAAAATAACGAATGCACTGCTGGACAAATAAAACTATTAAAGAGAAATCAAGCACAGAGCGAAAAAGATTACATAAAAGCCTCTAGGGAATCAATTGTTAAGCGTCTCATCGCAAGGGGTCTACAGAGAACTATTTCATTTCCAAAAAAAGCAGTATCAGAATATTTAGAAGATTTTGTCTCCGATCCACCAGAATTATCGGGTGAGGTAAATTTAAATACAAAAGCAGCCCCAGGTCAGCAGTTGGTTAAATTTTATTTTCTGGGCGACATTATTCACACAATTATGGACTGCTTATTTCTACCTTCAGGGCCTGTACCAGAAAGGTTTAGTTTGAAAAAGGATATTGAAAAAGAGTTTATAAAAAGAAGAAAAGAAACTGAAAAATTTGTTCTTCTTTTGTCTTCTTTTATTTATAGCGATTACAATTCAAAAGATCCAATCTTCAGTGCAAACATAGCAGACATGCCCATTTCTGTTAAATACTTTAATGAATGGATGATCAACAATGTTGTAAAAAGCGAAAAACAAGTATATCCATTGATTGATTTCATTAGAGATCTCTTGAGGGCTCTAGTAGATCTTATAACAGACGCCTGCATCAATAGGCAATTGGATGTCTCGTTAATGTTCCAAACAACACAAATAACCGCTCTTGGTAAAGTACTCGGTGGGAAAAAGAAAATTTATAAAGACTCTCTTTTATACGCAAAAAAAGTAAACTTCATAACAGATACAGATAAAGAGCCCTCACAAGGCAGTCTTATAAACGTTGATAAGTTATATAACAAGGGAAAAAAACCATATTTTCCACTCAAAACAGCAGACCCAGACGACCCTGAGATACCACTTAAAAACTATTTTGATTATACATTATTATATCCAGTATCGCCAGTCCTTTCCACTAGCCACACAGGCAGGGGAAAACGAATTGACGATGAAAAAACTGGAACCTATCACTTTCAAATAGGTTCTGATAGGGGCTTGTTGAAAAACATTAAGTTCGCCAAAACGGATATGGCTTATTTACGAGAAGCGAGGTTCTACAACCAAGGTAACTATGGTTTGTTACAACTTGGAGCAGTCTATAATGTAGAGTTAGAACTATTTGGAAATACACTATTTTATCCTGGTATGGAGATATTTATAGACCCTCGCGGATTCGGTGGTTCCGATTGGGACCCAACAGCAGGAGGAAAATCAAGGTCGGTTGCTAATGCGTTAGGCATTGGAGGTTACCATATTATAACAAAGGTTAACTCCACTATTAGCCCCTCTGGTTTTAAAACAAATGTTTCTGCTGTGTTTCAATATAGCGGTGATGGTGATTCGCGAACAATGGCTTTAGACGGACAAACAGTGACCACTACGCCCTCAGAAGTTAGCGAATCAGACGACTCTAATAAATCAAGCTTCAAATGTGTTCAAATTGTGGAAAACGCATTACAAAGAAGCATTAAAGCGCAACAATTGACCAAAGGTCAAAAGAAAAATAAGAAAACCCCCCCATAAAGGAAAAACAAACTGTGGCTCATTTTAAAGCAAATAATCTAATATCGTCTCCATGGCAGGCTTATTATTACAGAATACTGTATAAAAGAGAGGCTTTGCCTTCCCGACAAACAAACCCAGAGATTAGGGACTTTAGTTTCGCGGAAGACGTTTTGTATGGAAGAGTTGATACAAGGTTAAACACAATATATCCAAATGAGAACTTTATGAAAGTCATAGTTTCAGAGGATAATACCGAGTCTTCTTATAGGTTACTTGATTTCGTATCAGACGCTTTTGTATCCGTCAAGGGTGCAATGAAGGCCGCACAAGAAAATGGAACCATTCCAAGCAATGACCCAATATTTTCTAAGTTTAGTATCAAGAGAGCATATGAATCCCCTGTTAAATTATATAATAATTATATAACGCAATTAATGAATAGGTATATTTTTGATTACCTCGACAACGATAATGTAAGAAAAGAGGTAATAAAGTTTAGCGACTTTATTAATCACTTTATCAAATTTTTGCATCAAAATCCAAATCATATCCCATTTACCCTTACTTCTTGGCATCGATCAACAACTTCTAATATCTTTACTTCTGGTTTAGCAATCAACATAGGGCAGTTATCTTTTGGAACCGACCCTGCTATAGAAAATTTGGTTTTAAACAGTCCTTCGTTTACATACTATTCAAAAGTTTGCCGAGCAAATGGTTTCTTGATTTCGCAATTGGCTCCAACAGTCATGGTTGCAGACATTCTATCCCCAGGTTTACTTCCGTTCGCTAAAAACAACACAATATATTCAACAGAAGACGTATTTTTGAGTCGTTATGGGTATGCTTACACACTTGATTATGATTTAATGCAGACCAAACTTGTTGATGGGTACAATCTTTTTGTCGCAAATTTTCAACTTGAAAAAATAGTTAAACCTCGTTGCGTAAAGAAACTAACCTCAGTTATAAAATATAGAGAACCAATTACCATAGCCCAAGCACAACAAAGTATTTCTATTAATCAATGGCTCTCAGCATATACTCAGATTAGAAATATTGAAGAAAGGGGTGCATTGAGTGAGCAAATGTTTAATAAGCTTATTAAAAGAATAAAAACAACAAAATATGTTGACAACTTTCAAGCAATGAGGTATATTAATAATACTTTCCGAGATACATACAAATCTAAGTATGGTGGTTTGAATTACTTCATTCACAGGGAAGAAGAAAGAAATAAAGATACCGAGCCCTCCACTGAATCAACTTCAGGTGCTTCAAAAATAAACAACGGAGGGTCTAGTGGGGGCTACTAATGACATTCCAAATATTAGACGACAGGAGAGAGTGCTATGGAATCTATTATAATGGAAGTTTTATTTACGACAATTTCCCAAGCAACCTTGATCGTACTTGGGAGTGGTGTCCTCACCTTCTTGGTCGGAATATCAATTATGGCTCTATCTATTGCGGCGGCAGAGAGATTGGTAAAGTCGGTCCCGTCCACCTTCAAGACCGGTATGAAGTATATTCTCGGAAGATTAGAAGTTTTTTGAGAGCAACCGCACACGCTAAGATAAACTATGATGATGTTTGTTTGTTTGAGATTATACCTCAACAACACCTCCGACATTATTGCGAGGTCAAGAACGACATAACCAATTGGGTACTTGAGAATCACCAGAAACCACAGAATCACCAACATATGGTTGATGTAATGGAGTTGTGCGATGATATTTCACAAAAAATCCCCGCAATTGACCTAAATCGGCTCTATAGACATAGCAAGCACGATAGAAAGGCTAGGTATCTATTTGAGCAAGTTAAAGGCGAAAATACCCCCATTCTGTACGATGTATGGGGATCTGTGACGGGAAGATTAACAACGAAACAAGGGTCTTTTCCAATCCTAAATTTGAAGAAAGAGATCGCCGATTGTGTTGTTCCAACCAATGATGTCTTTGTTCAACTTGACTTTAACGGAGCAGAGATTAGAACCCTAATTTCTCTTGCCGGTAAGGAACAACCAGAAGAAGATATCCACGAATGGAATATGAATAACATATACCATAACATAACCGAGAGATCAAAAGCAAAACAGCGGTTCTTTGCTTGGTT